TCAGACCAGCACCGAGTACCAGAACACCCGGCCGATCACGTTGATGTGCTCGGCGGCTTCCTGGGGCTCGTAGCGCTCGTCCGGATGCTCGTCACTGTTGAAGCTGCGAATGCGCAGGCCGCCGCCCGGAAGGCGGTAGAGCAGTTTAACGCGCAGTTGGCCGTCGTGGTCGAAGGCGTACATGTCGCCGTCCTTGATCGTCCGCGCGCTAGTGTCCACGCCTACCGTGCTGCCGTCCGGCAGCACCGGCTCCATGCTGTTGCCGCTGACCGTGACGCAGGCGGCACTGGCCGGATCGATGTTCTTCTTGCGCAGGGTGTACTTGCCGAAGCGCAGCTTGCGCCCGCCGGTCTGCAGGATCACCGTGCTGCCCTTGCCGCCGGACAGCTCGATCTCCTTGTAGAAGGGCAGTTCGATCTCGTCGGCATCCAGGGGCGTTTCGTCGTCCCATGACTCTACTGCGCCAAGCCAACTGGCATTGGGTCCTGCATTCGCCTGGCCGCGCTCGGCGAGCATCTCGCCACGACCTTCCGCCAGCCACAGGGGGTTGACGCCGCAGGCGCCGGCGATCTGCGCGACGAAGCTGGTGGCGCGGGACTTGCCGCGCTCCAGATCGGAAATGGAGGTCTGGGTCATGCCTACCGCCTGGGCAAGCTGGACCTGGCTGAGATGGGCGTGCTTGCGCGCCGCCTTGATGCGATCTTTGAGTTCCATAGGTGGAAAGACTAAGGGTGTGCCTGTGGCATTGCAAGCGTCCGTATATGGGTATTACCATAATTTCAGCGCTTTCCTACTCGCGTCGGGTAGGACGGCGGCCCAACACAGCCACTGCGGGTGGCTAATGCGAGCGGCCAGCCAGGTGGGCCGGCCAAGGAGGGAATACCATGTTTCAAAGTACCGAGCAGGCGCTGGCCGTGGCCTACTGGATGTTCGAGCACCAGCCGGGACCGAAGTCGTCGACGGCGATGGTGATCGATGGCCTGCGCGAGCGCTTCGATCGCAGCTTCATCGAACACCTGCCCAGCGGTTTGAGTCCGCACGAATGGCAGGCCCAGGCGGTGATGACCGTGCGTTTCGCCCAGCGCCAGCTGGCTGCGCACCCACTGGAGCTGGCGGTGGTGCGGGCCGAGTTCGCCCGCGGGCGGGATTTCGTCCTTGGCCTGGCGGCTTTGCGCGACTGGCTGAAGCCCGGGGCCGACCCGATCGAGCAGCGGGCAACCCTGGCCTTGCTGATGCGCATGTTCCGTCGTCCGCCGTCGAGCATCCGCGAGATCGAGCGACTCAGCGGGCTGTCGAAGAGCACCCTGCATCGCTGGGACAAGGAATGGCGCGAGCGGGTCGTCGCTTTGCTGCGCCAGGCCTTGCAGCGGCTGGAGGAGCCGATGGCGGAGGTGGGGATCGTGGGCGAGCGCTAAAAAAATTTCTGTATGAAAACGGGTTTTCCCATATTGACGCTATGGGACGATAAAGGTATAAATTCTCCACGATTGAAATTCCTCTGGCCGAAGCCCGCCGATGCGGGCTTCGGCCGTTCCGGGCCCGCCTTTTCGGCGGGCCTTTGCATTTCCGGGAGTCATCCATGTCCGAGCCAAGCTCTGCGGCCTCCGCCGCCAGCGCAATGGCTGGCGTCGGCCTGGCCATGTACCTGCCGGGTATCGATGGCAACGCCTTGCTGGGAGGCTTCGGCGGCGCCATCTTCTTTGTCGTGTTCGCCCGTGACTACAACGCCCTGACCCGCCTCGGCTACCTGCTGGTGTCCTGGGTCGGCGGCTATTACGCCGGAATCGAGGCGCTCGGCCGCGGGTTGACCCAGACCAGCGGCATGGCCGCCTTCGTCGCCGCGACCCTCTGCGTGACCGGCGGCATCGGCATGCTCGAGTGGATGCGTGGCGGCGAACTGCCCAGCTGGATGCGCGGGCTGTTGCGCCGCCGGGGAGGCAAGTCCGATGGTTGATCCGCTGTCCACCCTGACCGTGCTGGTCTGCTCGGCGATCTGCATGCGCCTGATCACCTATCGCCGCGCCGGCGCGCGTTTCCGCCCCGGCGTTTCCCTGTGCGCCTACCTGCTGGCGTTGTGCACCGGCTGCCAGGCGCTGGGAATAGTGGCTGGGTTGTATCGTGCCGAGCACCTCTCGCCGTGGATGCTCGGGGTACTGCTGGTGCTGCTGGTCCTGCTGTTGCAGGCGCGCGGCAACCTGGCGCGGGTCCTGCGCCTGCATTGAACGAACGTACTTCGCTCCGGCCTGGCCGGCGGTTGTATCCGCCGCGTCGGTGCCTGTCCGTCATCCATCCATCCTGAAAAAGGAGTTCGCCATGTCCAGTGCAACCGTGCGCCTGGATCACGCCGCCCTGCGCGAAACGTTGCGGCAGTTGTTCGGCCTGCCCGCCGGCAGCGTCATCGATGCCGATCAACTGCTGGCCCCGCCGGCCATCCCCTTCATGACCTTGCGCCTGGAGTCCTCGAGCCTGCTTGGCAAGGTGCGGCGGGAGTTTTCCGCCAGTGGCGAGCAGGAGTCCCTGCTGGCCAGTTGCGAGAGCATCTTTCGCCTGACCTGGCATGGTCCTGAGGCGCACCAGTACCTGCAGGATGCCCGCTGCCTGCTGCAGTCAGGCAATGCCGGCGAGCGCCTGCGCGTGCTGAAGGCCAGCCTGCTGCGCCTGACACCCATCGAAAACCTGTCCGTCGTGCAGGATGGCCAGGCGCTGGGGCAGGCTCGTTTCGACCTTGTTCTCGCTCACGAACACGTGCTGCTCGTCGACCTCGAGCGCACCGCTCCCGGGCAGGCCTCCGGGGGGACGGGTGGAACGGCTTCCTAGAGGTCGTTGCGATGCATCGTAGCGATGCCATCCATACATAGAGGAGAGATCCATGGTCATGTTGATCAATCGTCACGTCGGCATCGTTCGCCTGGATGCGGTGATTTCCGAAAACCTCGCGCAGGCTGCCGTCAGCGCGCGCGGCGACCAGCTCATCACCATCGTCGGCAGCATTGTCGACCATGCGCCCGCTGGCGAGCCGTTGCCCTCCTTGCTGCCGATGGAGGGAGGCAGCCGCGCGTTGAACGAGTGCCGTGTGCGCAAGGGCATCGCTGCCTTGACTTCACTGCAAGGCGCTTCCGAAACGGTGGACGTGCAAACGGGATTCCACCTGTATCGCGGTCTGTTCATCACGCGCGTTGTTGCCCGGCGAACCGCAGAAAGAGGATTGAGCCTGACCATAACCGCCAGCCAGAGGCGTGCGCGGCGGGCAGGCGGTAGGTTGCTGAAGACTGTCGTCCGTCTTTTCCATGCAGGCAGGGCGACACCCTGCCCGGCACGCTAAGGGCGATGCCGGTCCTGCTTTCATCGGTATGAGGACGGCCCGGCCTTAGCTCCCGGGATCGACTCGCTCCACCCGGTACCTTCCCTTTCCCTTCACACATCCCTCCTGATCGAAGCTCACGCTTCTCGCTCCCCGTCGCTTGTCGGCCTTGTACTGATAACGCACCTCCGCATTGTTCCCGCTGACCCGGTCCGGCTTTCCCAGCGCCCGCTCCACATCGGAGCGGGTCATTCCCGCCATGATCCGCTGCTCCACGATCGCCTTGCGGCGTTCCTTCTCGTCCAGGCGTCTGCGTCTGCCGCAGCGATCTTCTCTTTCTCCGATCACCGCGAGCGGCACGCTTTTCCGGCCGATGGACGCCTTTTTCGTCTTCGTCTCGGCCATCGGCGTGACGCTCCTGCCTCCCGGCGGCGGGTTGTCCGCCACGACGGTCTCGCCGGCCTGCCCGGCGGGGCAACCGAGTTGGGTGAAGCTGACATGGCCGCTGGCGTCTTCGCAGCGGAATACCGCAGCGGCCTCGCAGGTGGACGCCAGCGAGAGGAGGAGAAGGAGGGACAGGGAACGCATGGGCGGCACTCCGGGTCGGATAAGGGTGAGTGCAGGCTAACGCGTTGCCTTTTTCCGCGGGGCCGAGTGTCCTGAGTGAAATTTCCGGCGTCGCAGTCAGGCGTCGAGTGACGATGAACTTTGTGCCGCAAGCGCTTGTTCTTGCCGCCATTTTGTAACGCGCAAAACGCAAGCGGAGTGTTATCATTATCCGTATCTGCCCCGAGAGGGCCCTTGGAACACCCCCATGGACTTACCCAGTAGAAACTCGAACAGTTTCCCGTTTGACCAATCACGTTTCTGATTGACCCCTTTGGCGTGCTCCGCTACTGGGGGTGGAGCGCGCTATGACCGAAGTAGAAGCCAAGAAGCCGCAGGAAAGCCTGCAGGACCGCCTAGCGCAGGTGGTCGAGCTGCTGCATCGCCACAAGGTGGTGGAAGACCTGACCCATCGTCAGGAAGGCCAGCACCATGACCGGGTGGAAAACCTCGTCCACCGGCAGAATCTCGTAGAACTCCAGCGCAAGCTGGAGGAACTGCACCCCGCCGACATCGCCCACATCCTCGAATCGCTGCCGCTGGACGACCGCCTGACGGTCTGGCAACTGGTCAAGTCCGAGGACGACGGCGACATCCTCCTCGAAGTCTCCGACGCGGTCCGGGAAACCCTGATCGCGGACATGGACGACCACGAGATCATCGCCGCGACCAAGGACCTGGACGCCGACGAACTCGCCGACCTGGCACCGGAACTGCCGCGCGACGTGGTCCATGAACTGATGGAAAGCCTCGACGCGCAGCAGCGCGAGCGAGTGCGTTCGGCGCTGTCCTACGAGGAGGACCAGGTCGGCGCGCTGATGGACTTCGAGATGGTCACCATCCGCGAGGACGTCAGCCTGGAAGTGGTGCTGCGCTACCTGCGCCGCCTGAAGGAACTGCCCGGGCATACCGACAAACTGTTCGTGGTCGACTACGACGGCGTGCTCAAGGGCGTGCTGCCGATCAAGCGCCTGCTGGTCAACGATCCGGACAAGCAAGTGCTGGAAGTCATGGCCACCGACCCGGTGACCTTCCACCCGGACGAGGACGGCTACGACGCCGCCCAGGCATTCGAGCGTTACGACCTGATTTCCGCGCCGGTGGTGGACAAGGGCGGCAAGCTGATCGGTCGTCTGACCATCGACGAGATGGTCGACCTGATCCGTGAGGAAAGCGAAAGCGAAGTCCTCAACATGGCCGGTCTGCGTGAAGAAGAAGACATCTTCGCCTCGGTCTGGAAGTCGGTGCGCAACCGCTGGGCCTGGCTGGCCACCAACCTGATCACCGCCTTCGTCGCCTCGCGGGTGATCGGTCTGTTCGAAGGCTCCATCGAGAAACTGGTGGCGCTGGCCGCGCTGATGCCGATCGTTGCCGGCATCGGTGGCAATTCCGGCAACCAGACCATCACCATGATCGTCCGCGCCATCGCGCTCGACCAGGTACAGCCGACCAGCAACAGTCGCAACCGCCTGCTGCGCAAGGAGCTTGGCGTCGCGCTGGTCAACGGCCTGGCGTGGGGCGGAGTGATCGGCGTGGTGGCCTTCTATCTTTACGGCAACTGGGAACTGGGCGTGGTGATGACCGCCGCGATGACCCTGAACCTGCTGCTGGCGGCGATGATGGGAGTGCTGATCCCGATGACCCTGCATCGTTTCGGACGCGATCCGGCGATGGGCTCCAGCGTGATGATCACTGCGATGACCGACAGCGGCGGTTTCTTCATCTTCCTCGGCCTGGCGACGATCTTCCTGATGTAGCCGGAGCGCCACGCGAGAAGCCGCCCACGGGCGGCTTTTTTCATGGCGGTCAGATCAGCGGGGAAACCTTCGGTGGCGACCAGGACAGCACGCTCAGGCAGCGATCGCCGCCATTGACGAAATACTCGTCGACGGCCTTGGTCTCGCGGGCGACGAAGCCCTCGCGACGGCATTCCTGGTCCAGCCAGCCGCCTTGCTCGACCCGGTACAGCCAACCCTCGGATGCCGCACAGGCTGGCCAGAATTCCAGCAGGTCGGCAGCGTCGAGCTGGCGCAGGCCTTCGACTTCGACGAACTCGACGCGCCAGGTGCGCTGGTTGGCGAGGTCGCGGACGAGGATGGTCAGGCCGGCGCGATCCTGGCGGCACTCCAGGAACCAGGGGTCGACGCAGGGCGGCGCCTGGAGCAGAACCGCCAGCAGCGGCTCCGCGCGTTCAGCCACGGACGCGCAGGGTCAGGCCCTTGAGGAAGTTGCGCAGCAACTGGTCGCCGCAGGTCCGGTAGTTGCTGTGGCCGGGCTTGCGAAACAGGGCGCTCAGCTCGGGTTTGGAGACCGGGAAGTCGACGCTGTCGAGGATGGCATGGAGGTCTTCCTCCTTGAGTTCGAAGGCGACCCGCAGCTTCTTCAGGATCATGTTGTTGCTCAACGGCAGCTCCAGCGGCGGTAGCGGACGCGACTCGTCGCGACCGCGGCGCTGGATGATCAGTCCGTCCAGGCAGCGCGCCAGGTAGCGGTCGGGGCAGGCCTGGAAGCCGTCTTCGTCTTCCTTCTTCAGGTAAGCCTCGAGCAGGTCCGCTTCGACTTGCTCGCCGAACGGGGCGGCCAGTTCGGCCAGATGTGCATCGGGAAGATCCAGCAGGTAGCGCAGGCTGCGTAGTACGTCGTTGTTGAGCATCGTGCTCTCCGGAACGGTTGGCGATGAAAAGCCCCGCGGGGCGGGGCTCTTCAGGGAGGCTCAGACCAGCTCGGCCCAGAGGTCGTACTCGTCGGCATCGGTGATGCGCACGCGGACCTTGTCGCCCGGCTTCAGCTCGTCGCTGTCGACGAACACGTTGCCGTCGATTTCCGGAGCGTCGGCCCAGGAGCGGCCGACCGCGCCCTGTTCGTCGACTTCGTCGATCAGCACTTCGATTTCCTTGCCCACCTTGAGCTGCAGGCGAGCGGCGGAAATCGCCTGCTGGTGGGCCATGAAGCGTTCCCAGCGGTCCTGCTTGACCTCGTCCGGCACCGGCTCCAGGCCCAGCTCGTTGGCCGGAGCGCCTTCGACGGGGGAGTACTGGAAGCAGCCGACGCGGTCGAGCTGGGCTTCCGTCAGCCAGTCGAGCAGGTACTGGAAGTCTTCTTCGGTTTCGCCCGGGAAGCCGACGATGAAGGTCGAGCGGATGGTCAGTTCCGGGCAGATCTCGCGCCACTGCTTGATCCGGGCCAGGGTCTTGTCCTCGAAGGCCGGGCGCTTCATGGCCTTGAGCACCTTCGGGCTGGCGTGCTGGAAGGGGATGTCGAGGTACGGCAGGAGCTTGCCGGCGGCCATCAGCGGGATCACGTCGTCGACGTTGGGGTACGGGTAGACGTAGTGCAGGCGAACCCACACGCCCATGCTGCTCAGCGCCTCGCAGAGTTCCTTCATGCGGGTCTTGACCGGCTGGCCGTTCCAGAAGTCGGTCTTGTACTTCAGGTCCACGCCGTAGGCGCTGGTGTCCTGGGAAATCACCAGGAGTTCCTTGACCCCGGCCTTGACCAGGCGCTCGGCCTCGCTCAGCACGTCGCCGACCGGCCGGCTGACCAGCTTGCCGCGCATGGACGGGATGATGCAGAAGCTGCAACTGTGGTTGCAGCCTTCGGAAATCTTCAGGTAGGCGTAGTGGCGCGGGGTCAGCTTGACGCCTTGCGGCGGGACCAGGTCGACCAGCGGGTTGTGTTCGGTCTTCGGCGGCACCACTTCGTGCACCGCGGTAACCACCTGCTCGTACTGTTGCGGGCCGGTGACCGCCAGCACGCTTGGATGCACGTCGCGGATCGCGTGCTCTTCCACGCCCATGCAGCCGGTGACGATGACCTTGCCGTTCTCGGCGATGGCTTCGCCGATCACTTCCAGGGACTCGGCCTTGGCGCTGTCGATGAAACCGCAGGTGTTGACCACCACGACGTCGGCGTCTTCGTAGGTCGGAACGACCTCATAGCCTTCCATGCGCAGCTGGGTGAGGATGCGCTCGGAGTCGACCAGCGCCTTGGGGCAACCTAGTGATATAAATCCTACACTGGGGGCTTTTTTCATATAATGACCGTTTGATATCAGGCTGGTGGAGCGCTAAAAGGCGCGGGATTCTACATTTTGATTAAAAAATAATCAAATGGATTGAGAGGAAATCGCAAATGGATGAGATGGCGGGTACAGGGAAAGCGCAGCGAGCCAAGGATGGTTCAGGAATCGAGGGCGATACTGAAGCAAAGGAAGGTGTTGGCGCGAAGAATGCTTTTAAAGGGCAAAGTGTTGCCCGGGTCCCGAAGCTGAATTATGTAAAAATTTTCATCTATCTTATTGCGTTCGTGTGGGCGGCATATGGGGTCATTTCGTTTATTGCCCCAGAACTTAATATGAAGATTTGGAAGGCTGTCACTACTAATACCGTTGGGGCTCTTGGGTTTTTTCCGTTGGTTTTCATTTTGTTTGCTTGGGTGAGGTGGTTAGGGGAAAAAGCTGCTGAAGAATCTTTTGTTGAAATAGATAGAAAAGCTCGCTTTGATTTAACGAAAAAATCAAATATTGGCTCTGCAAGATTGCTGCGCAGTATGCTGTTCGAGTCAATTCCTATTCTTGGAAGTATAGCTGCCAGTGGGTATCAGCAACTGAATGACTCGGAACGTCTAGATGAAGTGCCTCAAGGAAAAGATGAAGAACTATTTCGTTTAAATAGCGCCTTTGAAATGCATGTCGTTGGAGTGATCGGCTCCTTGGAGCGTCATATATCCGTTACTGAGGAGAAGGGTTCAAAGCTTTTGGATCGTGGTTTGCTATTCTTGTTTGGTGGTATATTGTTTTATGTTGGTTCTATTGCTGTTTGGCAGTATTGGGGTAATCAGCCTGAAATTAATTATACGCTTCTTTATGTTGGCATGGCTTCTGGGTCTGTTGTTTTTTTGATTTGTGAATTTCTAGCAGCTTGGTTCCTAAAGCAATATCGTCACTATGTTGATGCCTCGATTTCTTGTCTTCGTGTGAAGTCCGTTTATGATAGGTATCTTTTGAACTATTATGCGGTTAAAGAGTTGGGTGGTACAGGTGGGGATGGTTTTTCGGAGTCTCAAGGTGCTCGAGAGTTGTCTTTGATTTTAGATGTCTTAAAAGAGGATGTTAATTGGCCTGGTCACAAGGAGAATGTGAAGAACGATTTTAATTATATGTTGCAGTCGATGGATGCAGTGTATTCATCGGTAGATAAGGTCAGGTCTGTATTTCAAAGTGCTAAGTCATACTCGGACAATGCAAAGTCCTAAGGTTTACAGCTACTTCCGGTTCTCTGACCCTCGTCAGGCGGCTGGAAGTAGCGCCGACCGTCAGTTAGCCTATGCCTCGGCCTGGGCCTCTAAGCACGGTATGGAACTAGATGCCACGTTGACTCTGCGTGACGAAGGGCTTTCGGCGTACCACGAAACACACGTAAAGCAGGGCGCCTTGGGTGCGTTCCTCAGGGCCGTTGATGAGGGACGCATCCCGGCAGGGTCTGTCTTGATCGTTGAGGGACTGGACCGTCTGAGTCGAGCAGAGCCACTTCTTGCGCAGGCGCAGCTTGGCCAGATCGTGAACGCCGGCATTACGGTCGTGACGGCGAGCGACGGCCGCGAATACAACCGGGAAGGGCTCAAGGCGGAGCCGATGAACCTTGTGTATTCGCTCTTGGTAATGATTCGGGCACATGAGGAGTCTGATACCAAAAGCAAGCGGGTGAAGGCAGCAGTACGGCGGCAATGCGAAGCATGGGTCGCCGGTTCTTATCGTGGTCGCATTGTGAGTGGCAAAGATCCTCAATGGCTTACCTGGGGCGGTGATTCTTGGCAATTCATTCCTGAGCGAGTCGAGGCCGTACGCTTTGCGTTGGATGCATATCGATCCGGTATTGGGGCTGCTCGGCTAGTTCGCCTGATGCATGAAAAGGGGATGGTGCTGAGCGACTGGGGTATTGCGGCACAGCAGGTATACCGGTTGGTGCGTTTGCCCGCATTGCGGGGGGCCAAGCGGATCTCCATCGATGGAGAGGACTTCATGTTGGAGGATTACTACCCTCGGCTATTGTCTGATGAGGAGTTTTCCGAACTGGAGACATTGGTTGGCCAGCGCTACCGGCGTCGAGGAAAGGACGAGATTGTTGGCATTGTGACCGGTATCGGCATAACTCGGTGTGGCTACTGTGGTACCGCACTGGTAGCACAGAATCTCATGCAGCGAGTAAAGGCTGATGGCTCCCTCGCGGATGGCCACCGGCGCCTTCACTGCGTTAGCTACAGCAAGAATGGTGGCTGCAATGCGGGTAGCTGTAGCTCAGTACCGATTGAGCATGCCGTGCTCGCATACTGTTCTGACCAGATGAACCTTCAGCGGCTACTGGAACCGTCGTCGGCCGACGAGGAGCTGCGGCCGCGCCTGGCTGAGGCGCAACAACGCGTTGCTGAGGTCGAGCGCCAGTTGCAGCGTGTAACTGATGCGCTGGTGGCAGATGACAGCGGTGCCGCGCCGTTGTCGTTTGTGCGAAAGGCGCGCGAGCTGGAGGAGGAACTGGAAAGGCGTCGCTCAGCAGTCCGGGTGTTGGAGCGCGAGCTGGTAGCGATGGCTTCATCCGTGCCTGTGGCTGAGGCGTCAAAGTGGGCAGAGTTAGCCGAGCAGGCGAAATCCGTGTCCAATGTGGAAGCACGCGAGCAGGCGCGGCAGTTGGTAATGGATACCTTCGAGCGAATCGTTGTCTACATGAGGGGAGTGGTGCCGGAGGGGCGAAGATCCAAGTACATTGATGTCTTGTTGGTTTCTCGGGCAGGTCAATCACGTTGGCTTCGGGTCGGTAGACGAACGGGCACATGGTCAGCAGGCGGAGATTGGAACGGCTCGGCACCGTAGCTGGCGAAGTGATGCTATGCTGCCTGCCCCCGCTGGCTGTGCGTTTTCTAGCCAGGCTCACTGGTTTTGAGTATTATTTGATCAAATGGATTTGGAATACGATCCTGCGAAGCGTGAGACAAACCTTAGCAAGCATGGTGTGGATTTCGAGAGCGTTCACGGCTTCGATTTTGATTCCGCCCTTTACTGGGTGGATGATCGATTCTCATATGGAGAGGTTCGCTACGTCGCCATTGGCTATCTCGCTGAGCGATTGCACGTGATCTGCTTCACCGAGACTGAGACGGGTATTCGAGTCATCAGCTTGAGAAAGGCCAATAAGCGGGAGGTGAAGAAGTATGAAGGTAGGGAAAGATCCGGTGATTGATGAAAACGGCGAGGTCCGCGAACTCAAAGGCGCCGACTTCAAGCACGCTCGTAAAGCCTCGGAAGCCCTTCCTAAAAGTCTCCAGGCGAAGTTGGGCCTGCGTGCCAAGAAATTTGCGGACAAGGAGGATGGGTCAAGCTCAAGTCCTAGACTGAAGGAGTCCGCTTCGCCTGTGCGCGAGGCAAGGGTGGTTCGAAATAAAGGCGAGCGCGTCTGCATCTACAACGTTGGGGGTGAGTCTAGGCGTCACTCTCCTAGTGACTTGAAAATCTCATTCGAAACTCTGTTCTCCGACTACGTGTCGCTCCGGAAGGCGGAATTTCCTCGTTCTGAGCGCCTTCAGGTAGGACTTTTGCTGACGGAGCGCGTTGCTCCTTATCACGTGAATTTGGACGTATTCGAGCATTTGGCTCACAACGTTGCCTCTAGGTACTCCGTTGATAACGTGAATATTCGTCTACTCCTAGAGGAGAACGAGCCGTTAGACCGATCCCACAAGAAATTGGAGGAGATGAGCAAGAGTGAGATGGTCATGCTTGTACAGATGCAGTCGGAGCTGCTCGAGCGCTTGAAAGTGCTGTATGCGGTGGTAACGGGGGATGATCTAGTGACTGCCTCGATGCCTGCCGGCATACTTTCTGATGATGTACACAGAGCGATGCTTGCAAAACGTTTACGTGAGATCGCTGAGGATGTAGAGATGTCCGGTTCACCGGCTCGTAAATCTCAAGCCTGAGTTTGTTGCGAAGAACGATAGGGCGGCCTTTGAGCCGCCCTTTTTTTAAGCTGCTTCCGGAGGTATCTTCACGCCGGGCGGAGAGCTGTGGATGTTTAGATGTCCTTGCCCTCGCCATAGGTTTTCTAACGCCTCGGTGCAGATTCGCCAAGCTGCCCAGCGCACGGTATCTCCTGCCTCGATGATGTTGTCTTCTTCGTCCACCAGAGCCATGCGTAGAGGCTTGCCGTCTCGGGTGGTGGCGACGAAACCGCTGCTCGCGTTAGCGCTGATGATGGCGTTCTGTATTTTTGGGTTTGGGTACATTTCGCGCATCAGTGGCACCCCGCTTGCCAGGCCGCCAGCGTGTGTAGGATTGGGAATACCTCCACAGCGAGCACCGCGGCCAGGCCAAGGGCGGCGATGATGCCGACGCCGGTCAGCGCTCTACGCATTGCTTGGCCCTCCCTGGCTCGCCACTGTCCGGTCCAGGCGCTCGATCATGTCTGCCACGAGGAACCCGCAGTGCCGGCATTCCCGGCCGGTCTTTGTCACGCCGCTGTCGTTCCACCAGACGCCATAGAAGTCGTGCCGGCAGGTCTGTTCGGTGGTGCTGAAGCGGTGCTGAGTACCGCGCTCGGCGAGTTCCGTCGAAGGGGAAGGCCAGGCGTGCTGGATCAACTCCCTCAGCGTCAGCGGGTCCACCAACTGCTCGCCGTTGCTGACGGCTTCGAGTCTGGAGCGGTAGATGCCGCGCTGCCCGAGCCAGGCAGCGGCCAGAGGGCGGGATACGCCGGCACACGGTGCGGAACTGGTCAGCAACTCGGTGGAGTGCTCCACGCTGATCTCTGGAAGGTCGACCGCCTCGGCGTCGGGCAGGCTGTCGGGTTGGGTTTTCTGGCTCATGCTGCCTCCCGTTGGTAAAGGTCGATCAGGTCCGCGGCGTTGGCGGCGATGAGGTCTTCCGCTTCGTCCGGGCAAACACTGTTGCCGATGAGGCGGATCTGTTCGGTGTTGTTGATGGGGCGCCATTCGAGTTGGCCATCGGCGGTCTCGAACAAGCCGCGATCGATGATGTAATCGGGGCTGAAGCCCTGCGCCATCTTCAGCTCCGGTGCCTTGAGCATGCGCAGGGTGAAGTCCACCAGGGCATAGTCCCCCAGTAGCACCACGTCGGCGGGCTCGCTGAAGTGCTCCGGCAGATACTTGCGTAGGAACTCCGCGCACCGCTTTGCGCGCTCCAGCAGCTCGGGCGGCAGGATGCTGGCAGGAACCTTGGTCACCGTAACCAGTGCCATGCGCTCTCTGGTGGGAAGCGTATGCATGGGCTCGCGCATGTCCTGCCACTGGCCGCCGGTGCCGTAGTATTTCACCAGGTACGCAGTAGCCAGGCGTTGGTTCGTTCCGCGTCCCAGGATCGTACTGAGCGGCGCATCGGCAGCCCGACCGTCACCGGTATAGAACCCTCCGTTGGCTTGCTCGAAGTGGCATGCAGCGATGGCATGGTGCCCGCTTCCGGTGGTAATGGCGTTCATCGGCTGAAGGAGCCCATTGCCCACAGAGCCCTTACGCAGCGTCACCATCGCTGCTGTGACCAGGGCGTGCTTTCGACCGCTCGCCACGACGGTGCCTAGAGGCTTGGCCAAGCCGGGGGCGCGGGGAGCTTGTCCGGCTCGCTCGCCGTAGCCGATCTCTACCAGCGTTGCGGCTGACAGTGCGAAGTGTCCGCCCTTGACCTGGGCAACTTGTGTCCGTAGGGGCTCGGCCACGCTGAAGGTGCGTTGGCTGCTCGCGTTGGCGAACTCCGTGAGGCTGGCCGCCGCCAGGTGTTGAGCATCCATCGGGACAAGGTAGGGCTGGTCGGCCATGACGGTGTGCCTCCAGAACCCCTTGGCTACCCTGCGGCAGGTGTTGTCTACCAGTGGTCGGGTGCGATCAAACAGGCTGGTGCCCAGGTCGCTCCAGTCGATGCACTCAGCGGCAGAGCGCCAGGGTAGCTGGCCCGGCGGCGGATTCTGGTGACGTTTCGGGGAGGTCCAGACGATGGGGCGTCCGTCGGTGCGGCCGATCATGAATAGGCGCTTGCGGATTGTCGGGGCGCCTGCGTTGGCTGCCCGGCGTTCACGCCACTGAACATCACAGCCCAGGCCGCGCACCAGTGCTTGCCTGGGAACCCACAGCCCGATTGCGTCGATTATCTCGGGCATGTCCGGGTGGTCCTCAGCCAAGCCGGTAGTCAGGCAAGCGATGAATGCCCTGAACGTGCGGCCGGCCTTGCTCTTGATCGGCTTGCCGGACTCGTCGAGAGGCCCCCAGTCTTGGAACTCCTCCACATTTTCGAGGAAGAACATACGTGGGCGCGTAGCGTGTACCCAGCGGACCACGACCCAGGCGAGGGAGCGGACCCGCTTACTGCGAGGCGCGCCGCCCTTGGCCTTGCTGAAGTGGCGGCAGTCGGGCGAGGCCCACAGAATGCCCACGGGTTGCCCGCCGGTAGCCTCTAGCGGATCTACTTCGAAAACGTCTGTCCTGAAGTGGAGGGTGTTCGGGTGATTGGCTCGGTGAACGGCAATGGCAATGGGGTTGTGGTTGATTGCAATGTCTGGATCTCTATAGACGCGAGCACCCCCGCTGCTTGCGCCGCCGGCACCGGCGAAGAGGTCGACATAAAGCTCTTTCTGGAACGGGAGGGCGCGCTGTTGGGCTGCCTGGTGGAGGTGCTGCTGAAAGCTGCTCATGCCCGTCCCCCTTCGGCTTTCTCCAGGCGCTGGAGGAGGTCGGTGTTCGCGATGCGCAGCGAGGCAATCTCTTGGTTCTGCTCGCGGATCTGTGCGCACAGCGTGCGGATCAATGCGTTATCGGTGGGCTTCGGTGGGCGCTTTCCCCCCTCGACAAGCTGCGCGGGCGAGCGAGTCATTAAGCGAAGCGTGGCTATGTGCTTCGCGCCCCGGCGCAGCCTTTCGTGGGGTATGCGTGCCTTCGGCGTGTGCTGAAGGTTGGGTTGGAATATGCCTGCTGCTGCGCAGCAGTGGCTTTCTATAGCGCCACCCTCGGGCATCGGTTGGCGGCCTTGGGCGATGGCGATCAGTTGGATGCGACGTGCCAGGCCGCCGCCGCGCTTTTGCGCGGCCGGGGCTTGGGTGCTGTGGGTGGCGTGTGCCAGGGCGGCGCCCTGGTCTTGTGCCGCTACGCGGCTAGCCGGGATAGTAGTCATCGTGCTGCCTCACATGCACATCGGCGCGGTGTCGCCGGAGTAGTCGAGGTCGACTGATTCCCAGCCGCTGGGGCGCAGGATCTCGTCGATCTCCCGGATCTGGTCGCTGATATCGGTCATCGTGATTTCCGCGCGTCGAGCAGCGTCCTCGTCCCACCGCGGGCGGGCGTGGCGCAGGCGGGTCAGGCTGTCGACGTGGTGGCTGCGGTGCTTCAGCAGGTCGGAAGTAGAGAGGCTGGAGTAGTTCATGCGGCCTCCTGCGCTTCGGCGTCTGCGCTCTGGCTGGCCAGATCCGTTATGGCGAGCCGCTGGAGGATTGCGGCGAGCTGCTGTTGGGCTTCGGCGTCTGCGTTGCGCTTGGTGGTGCCGGTCTTTTGGAACTGTCGAGCGTGGCCGCTGAGGAGGCGACTGGCGGTGCGGATGGCGTCCAGTTCTTCGGCGGCCAAGTTCTGTTCGCGGAGGAGCGTTACGGTCTCAGCCTGCCGATGATTGGTCGCGATGCGTGTCTCCAGCTCCATCTCCAGGCGCTTCAGTTCCGCTTGTTGCTCTTCGTGGCGCTGCTGCCAATCCGCAAGTTTCTCGGTGGCCTCGGCTTCGACGTTATGACGAAGTTCCTTCTGATCGCTGATCTCTTCCTGCTGCTCATCGATCACCTGTTGCAGGCGCTGGGCATTGGTGCGCAGCTTGGCCAGGTCGGCATGCAGCGCCGTCAGTTCCTGGCTGTGCGAGGCGCGGCAGAGGTAAAGCGCCTCGCCGACCGCCTGCTGTTGTGCGTTCTTCCTGTCCTTGCGCCCAGCAAGATAGGCGGTGGCGATCAGGACCAGCAGCGCGGCGAGAGTGGTGGCCGCGAGAATGATGTGTTGGGTATGCATGGTGGTTTTCTCCATTGGTGGTGGGTGGCCGGTGGTGGCGGCCGGTGTGGTTACTCGTTACTGCCGAGTCGGGCATATGCCTCGTCGGCCTGCCAGGCTCGTGAGTCGATCCAGGCCGCAAGGTGGCGCACATCGACAAATGGCTGGGCGCGCTGACTCGGGTCGACGGTGGTGATGGGGAGGCGGATTCGGCGTTCCTTGATCGAACGGCTGAACGTCTCTTCGTTGAGGTTGTGGAAGTACCGAATGCGCAGGTGCTCCAGCGGGATCAGCACGTCGCCGAAGGTGCGGTAGAGGAGTTCCACCGTCTCCGGGCGTGGGGCCGGAGTCAGGCGAAGCTCGGGTTGGTTGTCGTGAGGAGTGCTCATGCGGCGGCCTCGTTGAGCACGGCTACCGCGTCCTCGATGCCGCTGGCTGCTTCGTTGAGTTGGTCGACGATCTCTTCCATGCGCGCTCCGCGGTTGCTGGCTTGCAGGCTCTCGGGCATAGCGTCCAGGGCCTCCTCCTCCTCGCTAACCAAGGTTTCGATCTGCTCGCGGATCTCTTCGAGTTGAGCGGTGATCTGTTGCAGTTGGCGTCGGCGTGCGTTGTTCATTTGTTCCCCTTGGGGTGGTTCCAGGCGATCTCTACGTGGGTTCGTACAAGTTCCCGTAGGTGTTCCGGCACCCGCGCCAGGGCCGCTCTGCGTTCCTCTTTGGTTCGAAGGGCGACGATCTGGCGGGCGTATTCGCGGGGCCGGGGCTCGTCAGCCAACCTCGCGGCGGTCCGGGACCGCCGGCGGGCAGACTCGGGGGATGCCGAGCTTGTCGGCCAGCCATGCCACTCCGGCCGGGCGCACTTTCGTCGAGTGGCTGTATTGCATGCCGAGTTCGGGGTGGTGCCAGGAGGTTTCCTTTGCGCGCAGGTAGAGGCGGTCGCGGACCGGTACGGCTGGAAGGTTGCTGCTGTCGAGCAGGCCGGCCGCCTTCATGCGCTTGATCAGCTCGGGACGGCTCAGGCCGAGGCGCTGCGCGGCCTGGTGCAGGGACAAGTCTTTCATCGCGGCCCCCTACGCAGCCTGGTCGAAACGGCGGCGACCCGGGGTCTGGTCCGCGGTGTCCAGGCGGCCATTCGCGATGGACTCGATGTAGTCGGCCACGGTGTTGGCGTTGGACTGGGAGTCGAGCGGGAGGCCCAGGCTGTTCAGTGTGGAGCCCATTCGAACGATGACGTGGACCTGTCCAGCGCCGCGCTCAATGTCGAGAGTGACGTGGACTGCCTGACGGGTTTCGGCGTCGTAGAGGGCGTGGTTGAAGCGGCCGTTGAGGCTGAGCTGAGCCTTGAGCCGCACAAAGGACGGTTGACGGAGTGCATAGGTCATGCCGCGTCACCTCCAAACGGGGAGGTGGCGGTTACCACATGACGGCGGCCCGAGGTACGGTTAGCTACAAGCTGGGCTTTGCCGTTGAAGATGACGACAAGGCAGCCAGTGTCGGCCTGGAGGCGTTGGATCTGTTGGGGGGAGGAGGTACAGGCCGGGTGGACGTGTACCGTGGCGGAACGTTGCATGGTGTTACCTCGTCTCTGTGGTGGAGAATCGAGGTAAAGCTACAGTCTGATTTGTTGATTGGTCAACAGTTTTGTTTGTAGATTTTGTTTGTTGCTACAGCTTCTGTACGCGCCATACTGCCTTGCCACATATCTGCCATTCTTCGTTGACGCGAATGTATCGGGGTTCCCAAGCGGGATTCAGTGCTTCCAAATACCACTCGCCATCTTCCATCTGAAGGCGTTTGAACGTGACGCGATTAGAGTTGGTCAGCTTCGCTGCGACAAGATCCCCCGGCTTTGCCTCGATTGATGGATCGATGACCACGCGGTCTCCGCTTTCGAAACTCAAGGGGCCGGCGGGATTCTTCATGCTTATCCCGTCAATAATCAAAACAAAGGCATCCGGGCCTACTGGCCCTGGAGCATCTACCCATTCCTCAGCATCCCCCGGCTGGAATAAATCGACTGCCTCTACCCAGGCGCCTGCTGCAATGGAGCCTACCACTGGCAATTTTCTCCCTGTAGGGCCGGCTACTGTAGCCCGCTCTGCCGCTGTGATCGTAGGGGGCATGATGCTTGCGGCGGCTGGAAACGTGGGGTCCACCGAATGAGGGGGAATGCCTAGTACTCGGGCAATGACTGCCAGGTATTTAGAGTGCTTGGTTTTCCCTTGCTCAATTGCAGCATAGGACTGTTGCGTAAAGGCTTGGCCGCCTAGCAGCTCGCGGACCCCTTTCGCCACCTCGCTTTGGGAAAGCTTCAGCTCTTCGCGGCGCTTGCGAATCGTGGCGGCAATTGCAGCTTGGCGTTCAGTTGGTGTGTTCATGGGGGGAACGCTACAAAAGGATTTGTTGCCTCTCAAACAAAAGTGCCTGTTGAAATTCGACAGCTTTGTTTGTAGGCTGGGCGCAATTCCATCCGAGGAAGCCTTATGTCAGATCAAGAACCAATGAAAGTCGCGTTTCAGCTTGCGATTTCCCGGGCAGGGGGCCAATCCGAGCTTTCACGAAAGCTCGCCGCGTTCGGGGTCAATCTGTCCCAGCAAATGATTTCTCACTATCTGCGAGGTAGTGGGCACTGCCCGGCAGAAATGGTGCTGAAGGTCGAGGCCCTGACCGGCGTCAGTCGCCACCGGTTGCGGCCGGACGTGTTTGGCGAGCGCGACGATGGATTGGCTGTTGCCTAGTCAACGTAACAACCCTCGCCACCACCGGGGGAGGGGAGCCAGGCCGGCTGGAGCAGCACGCTAAGTACCACCACAGCCGGCCGAGCTTCCCAGACCCGAGGCACGGATGCCTCGGGGTTGCCAGCCTCTCCACCACAGAGCTGCTGGCTGTAACGGTCGGGTGATCAGGGATGCCGATCACCCGGCCATCGTGGCAGTTGGCGTTTCCACCACAGAGCGGCCATCTGCCTTGTGACCACCATGCAATGTGACCACGGCGCCTACTCTAACCCGGTTGATGGCTCCGTGGCACTGGCAGTATCAAGGAATAATTGCCATGTCCCGACCCTCGTTCGCGGATCAGTTCGACCGCATGGGCCGCGAGGTGCTTCCCCTGGGCGAAGCGCTCAACCTCGTTGCCCGCAATCAGCGGATGTGCCACGGCGGCATTACCGGCTTCGCACACTCCACCGGCCGCAATGTCTCGACCACGGCCCACAAGTTCGACCCGAACCATTCCAGCCACATCCTCAACATCTACGACGTGCTCGATTTCCTGCGGTACGTGTCGGCCGAGGGGCGGGCGGTAGTGCTTGACGCGCTGCATGCCGAGCTGGGCGACAGCCTGTGGTTCTTCGTTTCGCCGCTTCAGTTCGAGGATGTGCCGGCCAGCCTGATTGCCGGCGCCGGCGAGATCCTGCACACGTCGGCCAACGCAGCGACCACCATCGCGCGCCATATCGAGGACGGCCGCATTGACGCGGCCGAGCTGGCGGAAACCCAAAAGCTGGCGATGAGCATCATCCGCGCGGCGGTCGGCCTCTACGAGCGTGCCCGCTACGTCCACCAGACCACCAAGGGCGCCGAGCGCGGGGAGGTGAGCAATGGCTGATATCGCGGATCACGCCAATGACCTGGTGCTGGAGCGCATGGAGGCGGCATTGGCTGCCCGTGCGCTGGTAGCGGTTGGCGAATCGGCTCATGAGTGCGAGTGCTGCGGTGAGCCGATTCCGCCGCGCCGCCGCGAAGCTGTGCCGGGGTGCCAAACCTGCATCGAATGCCAGTCCTTCAACGAGCGGAGGGGGCGCCGGTGAGTAACGAAGCCTTGGACGAAGTGCTGAATCAGCTTCGAGACCATGGAATTGAACCCTTCACCAAACGGAGCCCGGACTGGGTGTTCGGGAAGTTGGTCCGCTGCAAGGTCGAGGGCGACCGGAACGGGGAGGCTACTGGCTGGTACGTCCTGCACGAATACACCACTGCTAGCGGCAAGACCCTCTATTTCGGGCGCTTCGGCAACTGGCGGCAGGATCTCAACGAGAAATTCAAGCTCAAGGGTGTTCGCCTGACTGCCGAGGAGCGCGAGCTGATGCACGCGCGGCAGGAGGAGGCCAAGCGCAAGGCGGCAGCGAAGGCCGCCTATGCCGCCCAGCGTGCCGCCCAGGGCGCCGCGCGGCTGTGGGAGCGGCTATCGGAGAAAGGCAAGGCGCCGTATCTCGACCGCAAGCAAATCGTCGGGATCGGCGGTCGCTACGGTTACGGCGGGCGTTTCATGGTGCCCATGCGGACCCTCAAGGGGCTGGTGGGACTGCAAATCATCTACCCCGAGAAGCAGCCTGATACCGGCCGGGACAAGGCGTATTGGCCCTATGGCATGCAGAAGGAAGGAGCGTTCTGCCTGATCGGTCCGCGCCCCGAACCCGGCGAGCCGGTGCTGATTGCCGAGGGGTACGCGACCGGCGTCAGCCTGCATATGGCGACGGGCTGTGCGGTGGCTATTGCCTTCGATGCCGGCAACCTGCTGCCGGTCGGCAAGGCGATGCAGACCGAGTATCCGTCTCGGCCGTTGATCTTCTGCGGCGATGACGACTGGAAGACCACCCGCCAGGACGGGTCGCCTTGGAATCCGGGCGCTCAGGCTGCGGAGAACGCCGCCACGATCCTTGGCGGCCAGTTCGTGCTCCCTCGCTTCGGCAGCGAGCGTGAGGAGGGCTGGACTGACTTCAACGACCTGCACTGTGCCGAGGGGCTGGAGGTGGTTCGCGCCCAGGTCATGGCGGTAGTCCGGCCACCCGCTGAGGGTGGCTGGCGTGACTGCCTTCTGCGGATCAAGGGCGGCGGCCTGGCGGCGCACATGGTGAACATCAGTCTGATCCTACAGAACGATGAGCGCTGGCACGGAGTGCTCGGCTACGACGAGTTCAGCGCCAAGACCATGAAGCTGCGGACGCCGCCCTACGGTGGTGGTACGGGGGAGTGGACAGATCTGGACGACATGCTGGCGTGCGAGTGGCTGGCCCAGCAGTACGGTTTGCTGACGAAGGTGCCGCCGGTGCTGGAAGGGGTGTCGGTGGTGGCCAGCAAGAACAGCTTTCACCCGGTGCGGGCGTACCTTGAGGGCCTGGAGTGGGACGGTACGCCGCGGATCGAGCATTGGCTGAACAGGGCCCTGGGCGTGGAGGAGACCCCGTACTCGATGAAGGCCGGCAAGCGCTGGCTGATCGGCGCTGTTGCGCGTGTTATGCGCCCGGGCTGCAAGATGGATACGGTGCTGATCCTCGAAGGGTTGCAGGGCGAAGGCAAGTCGACCGCCATGTCGGTGCTGGGCGGCGAGTGGTTCATGGATACCCCGTTCGTGCTCGGTGACAAAGAGACGTTCCAGATGTTGCGCGGCAAGTGGATCAGCGAGCTGGGCGAGCTGGATGCGTTCAACAAGGCCGACAGCACCAAGGCAAAGCAGTTCTTTTCGGCCTCGGTCGATACCTTCCGCGAGAGCTACGGTCGCAGAACCCGCGATGTGCCACGACAGTGTGTTTTCGTGGGTACGACCAACCAAGACGAGTACCTGAAAGACACCACCGGCAACCGTCGATACTGGCCGGTCCTCTGCACGAAGGTGGATCTGGACCTGCTGCGCGAGATCCGGGACCAGCTATGGGCCGAAGCGCTGTTCTGCTACCGCGCCGGGGATCAGTGGTGGGTCTCGCGTGAAGAGCGCGCGCTGTTCGAGGAGGAGCAGGACAAGCGCTACACCGTCGACGCATGGGAGCACAAGTTGATCGGTTGGCTGGAGGGATACGTCGGCGAGACCGTCACCAGTGCTGACCTGCTGGGGGGAGCGCTCAACCTCGATTTCGGGCATTGGGGCAAGCCGGAGCAGATGCGAGTAGGCCACATCATGCATCGTCTGGGCTGGCGGCGCAGACGCCTGCCCGCATCCGGTAAATCGCCGGTGCGACCGTGGGGCTACGAGCGGCCGCCGTCGTGGAAGGGACAGCCGACGCAGAAGGAGGCCGCATTTTGATCAAGCCAATTGACGAGATGCTACGGACCTGGGCCGCCGAGCTGCACCCGCCGAATGGCGTCGGCTCTGCCGGCAACGCTAGCGGCGGGAGCAATGTGATTGCTATGCTGATGGCGACCAGGGGAAACCTGACTCGCTCCACAGCGGGGGCTCGCTGTCCTCTGGATCGCACGGCGGACATTGAGCTGATCGTGAACAAGCACCTTCCGCCGCCCATCGAGCGGGTGGTGCGGTTGCATTACACGGACTACGACATGTCGGACCCGATGAAATGGGAAGCGTGCGGGTGCGGTAGAACCCAGTATTACCAGCGCCTGCACCTGGCCCATGCGGCCATTGCTGAAATCCTGCTGCGGCGGGCGGCCTGACTTGGCCGTGCACTGTCCCACCGTCCTACTCTGTCCCGCTTCGTTTTTCGAGGCGGGACAGCGCAAAGCCCCGTCGCCGCTGGGGCTGTCCCACTGTCCCACCTTTCACACACCCGCCCGCACATAGGCGCGTATCGCGCGCACGCGCGTAGCGTGCGCTCTTATTATTCTTCTCTTATATGCGTAGAAAGTAGTAGGACAAGTGGGACAGTAGGACAACGCCATATAAAACAATGGGTTATCTGTCCCACCTGCTGACCCACCTACTGACCAGTAGGACAGCGCCGGAGGCGCTTGATAACCGTAGATGGATATACGCCGGACGAGTCCGGGACGAGTTTGGGGCGACTCCGGGATAAGTTCGGGGTGGCAATAAAACTGGGTTGCTGCCACCGAACTGAAGGGGTAAAAAGTAGGCACTCTCGTAGAGGTGCGCCAGTGAGGCACACGCTCCACATCATCCGAACCCGGCCATCGCGCCGGGTTTTTTATTGGCTCGATTTCGGCGCCTCTGGCCTCCCTGGCGGGGCGTCGGGTCCAGGGACGGGCCGCCTACTCAGACCGAGGTGAACATGGCGACAGAGAACGACGTTCAGCAGACGCTGAGCGATATCCCGACCTGGCTGTTCGTGCTGGTGTCGATGGCAGGCCTGTCTGGGGAGTTGTGGCGCGCCGAGGCGGCAGGGCTGACGGTCAGCGATCTGCTGAAACGTGTCCTGCTGCGCTCGGGGGCGTCGGTGGTGTTCGGCCTGGCCTCGGTGTTGCTCGCCACGGCGAGCGGTGCGGGGCTGCCGGTTGCCGCCGCGCTCGGTAGCGTGGTCGCGTGCCTCGGCGCCGACGTCGCATCTGGTTTTTACACACGTTGGCTTGAGCGGAAAGCGGGCGGTTCTGAGGTGCCGCCTCGTCGGGCTGACTCGGAGTGAGAGGGGCTATCACTGCGCGGGACTTGGACGACGCCGTTCGGTCCTTGCAGCAGCTCGGTGGCGACTTGCCTGCTGCTGTGTTGGCCGACGCCTTGAACCACACGGCGAACCAGGCGAATCAGGCGCTGGTCGGGGAGATCGACCAGGTCTTCGACCGGCCGACACCGTTCACCCGCAACGCCATCCGCATCCTGCATGCCACTTCGCGCCGCCTTGAGGCGGCCTTGTGGGTGAAGGACGAAAAGGACCATGCCTCGAAGGGGCAGGCGCCGGAGGACTGGGTGGCTCCCCAAGTCTTCGGGGGGCCGAGGGTGGACAAGGCGTCGGAGCGGAACCTCCGAGCCCGAGGCATTCTGCCGGCGGGCATGTTCGTCGTTCCAGCGGAGGGCGCCCGGCTGGACCAGTACGGCAACATGAGCCGCGGCCAGATGATCCAGATCCTCTCCGGCCTGGGCGCCCTGGAATACCGAGCGGGGTTCAAAGGAAACGCCACTCAGTCGGCGCGCTCCCTGGCGAAGGGACACCAACTGGCGTACTTCGTGATGCGCCGTGGCCGCCGGCCGATTGGCATCGCCGAACGCCGTGGACGGACGTTGACCATGGTCCTCGCCTTCGTCCGCCAGCCTCAGTACCGCGTGCGCTTCCAGTTTCACGAAGTCGTTCGGCGTGTTGCCGAGGACGACGCGCGCCTAGAGGCGAACATCGAGCGGGCCCTGGCGAAAGCGCTGCGCTGAACCGTTGGCGGGTGGCCTGGCCGGGCGGAGCGGGGTTGGTTCAACCCGAGCCGGCAATGGCCACCCACGGGCGGGGTATCGCGAAAAGCGGGGCAGTGACGTGCTACTCGAAAAGCACCGGGGGCCCCTGAAGCGCCGCCCCGGACAAGGGTGATTCGAACCCCGTTCTCGCGCTAGTGGCTGGGCCGGGAAGTTAGTTAACAGGGTTAACCGGGTTAACCCCCTCGGTTCATCGTGGTTAACAGGTACCGTACATGGAGTTCATGACCAAGGCAGCGTTCGCGGACCGCCAAGGCTGGTCGCGCGCCTACGTGTCGAAGCTGGTCCGGCAAGGACGCCTCGTCCTCACCGCCGACGGAAAGGTCGACGTCCAGGCGAGCGACGAATTGCTGGCCGCCAGCGCAGACCCGAGCAAGGCTGCCGTGGCCGAGCGGCATCGGCAGGAGCGGGTGGAGAAGGGCGTGTACGCCCACATAGGCGCAGGTGCAGCCCCGAGCCCGGCCTTACCGGCACCAGGGCAGACCGCACCGCTGCCCGACTACCAGAAGGCCCGCGCGCGGCGGGAGTACGCCCTGGCTCTGCTGGCAGAAGACGAACACCGCAAGAGCCGTGGCGAGACGGTCGAGCGCGCGCGTGTCGACTCCGCGGCTTTCACCGCTGCGCGCGCTCTGCGCGATCTGTTGATGGGCGTGCCGCCGAAGATCGCCGGCGACCTGGTGACACTGACCGACCCTTGGGAGATCGAACGCCGCCTGACCCAGGCGCTGCGCCGTGCCTTGGAAGATGCCGACCGCCTCCTGCAGCTCGATGCCGAGATCGAACAAGGGGGCAAGGAGCCGAACTGAACCATGGAACAACCGTATGCCGACGGTGCCGCCGTGTACCTGGCGGCATACCGTCGAGGACTGAAGCCCGACCCCGAACTGTGGATCGATGAGTGGGCGGACGAGTTCCAGATGATCCCGGCGGATACGGGGGCGGCCGAGCCGGGCAAGTACCACACCGACCGGACCCCCTATGCGCGCGAGCCGATGCGTTGCCTGTCGCCGCTGTTCCCAGCCAAGCGCGTGGTGACGATGATCGCCTCGCAGCTGATGAAGACCCAGGTCGCCTTGAACTGGATCGGCGGCTGTATCCACATGGCGCCGGCCAACATCCTGGTGCTGCTGCCCACCGAGAAGCTGAGCAAGCGGGTATCAGGACGGATCGACAAGACGATCAAGGCCGTGCCGGTGCTGACCGCGCGCGTTGCCAAGGCCCGCTCGCGCGACTCGCGAAACACGCTCGACACCAAGGAGTTCGAGGGTGGCGCACTGTACTGCGCGTCAGCCGGCTCGGCCTCCAACCTGGCCGAGTTGTCCGCTCGGTACGTGTACGGCGACGAAATCGATCGCTGGGAAATGGACGTCGACGACGACGGCGACCCGGTCAAGCAGGCCGAGGCGCGCGGTTCGACGTTCGGCCGCCGCGCGAAGTTCTACTACTCCAGCTCGCCCACGCTGAAAGGCGTTTCGCGGATCGCCGACCTCTTCACCCAGGGCGACCAGCGGCACTACTACGTCCCGTGTCCGCATTGCGGAACGATGCAGGTGCTGGAATGGGAGGGCCTGAAGTACGACCCCGAGTACCGCCTTGTGCAGTACATGTGCTGCAACGAGGAGTGCGGCGCCCTGATCGAGGAGCACCACAAGGCGGCCATGCTGTCCGCTGGCGAGTGGCGAGCCCATGCCGTCGGTGACGGCGAGACCGTCAGTTTCACGCTGAGCGCGCTGTATGCGCCTCCCGGCTGGTTGACCTGGACGGACCTGGCGAAGGAGTACGACGAAGCCAAGCGTCTACAGGAGAAGGGCGATCCCGGGTCCATGCAGGTGTTCTATAACACCCGCTTGGCCCGGCTGTGGGACAGCGCCGAGGAAATGACCAAGGCGGACGAGCTGCGCAAGCGAGCCGAGGCCGAGGGGCATCGGCTGGGTCTGGTTCCCGCCGGAGCGCTGCTGCTGACCGCGGCGGTCGATACCCAGCACAACCGCTTGGAAATGCTGGTGATGGGCTGGGGCGAGGGCCTGGAGCGCTGGACGGTCGATTTCCAGGTGATCCCCGGCGACCCGACCGACGAGCGTACCTGGGCGCTGCTCGACGAGCGCCTGAAGGCTCGATATCGGCACGTCAGCGGTGTGGACCTGGCCATCTGCGCGGTCTGCATCGACTCGGGCGGTCACCATACCCATGAGGTCTACCAGTTCACCCGCCTGCGCCGCTGGCGAAACGTGCTGGCGGTGAAGGGGGCGAGCAAGCGCGGCCGCCCAGTGCTGGCCCAGCGGCCGTCCAAGGTCGACGTCACCTGGCAGGGCAACACCGAGAAGAGTGGCGCCGAACTATGGATGGTCGGTACCGACACGGCGAAGGACTGGGTCTACAACCGCTACCACCTCAAGGATGGCCCCGGGGCGTTGCACTTCTCCGCAGACCTGCCGCCTGACTTCTTCGACCAGTGCGTGGCCGAGCGCAAGGTGGTCCGCTACGTGAAGGGGTTCAAGCGCACCGACTGGGTCAAGGCCAAGTCGGAGCGAAACGAGGCCCTCGACCTCATCGTGTACAACCTGGCCGCGGCCCACTTCCTCGGCCTGCATCGCTATCACGCTCCGCAGTGGAGCAGCCTGCGCGCAGCGGTAGGTCAAGGCAGCCTGTTCGCCGACCCAGTCGCCACGGTGCCCAGCGCAGCCGACGAGGCGGACGAGCATGAGCCGCAGGACGAGGCGCCAAGCGCCCCAGTGCGGCCGGCACCTCCCACGCGGAGCGCGAACCCACCATCCCAACCAACTGGCCGGCGTACCTCGCGCAGCGGGTATCTGAGCCGCCGATAGACGAGGTCAGCATGAGCACAGCGCAGCAGCGCCTGGACGAGGTCCGGGTGGCGATTCAGGACATCCTGAAAAAAGGGCAGTCGGTGCGCAAGGGAGATCGTCAGGTCGACCGCGCGCAACTGGCGAGTCTGCGCGTTCTGGAGCAGCAGTACGCCGAAGCCGCAGCCCTGGAGGCGGCTACGAATAACCGACGCTCGCGCCAGGTTCGCCTCTACAGCGGAGGCAAGGGGATCTGATGGCTACCCGATACCGAATCACGTCGAAGCGCATTCGCAACAGCTACGAGGGCGCTGGCACCGGACGCCGCGCCGCAGGCTGGGACGCGCCCGAGGCGGCGCTGAATGCGGTAGCCATTCCGGCATTGCCGACCCTGCGCAAGCGCTCGCGAGCGGCGGTGAGGAATGACCCCTACGCCGCGAGCGCGATCAGCAAACGCGTCAGCAACCTGATCGGCACCGGCATTACGCCGCGCGCACGTCTGGACGACGCGGCGTTGCGCGAGGCGTTGAACCTGCTGTGGGAGGACTGGGTAGACGAGTCGGACGCGGATGACCGTACCGATTTCTACGGCCTGCAGATGATCATCGCGCGGATGGTCGAGGAAGCGGGCGAGTGCTTCGTGAGGCGCCGTAACCGGCGGCCGGAGGACGGCCTGGCGGTCCCACTGCAACTGCAGGTGCTACCGCCTGACTTCGTCCCGGTGGATCGCAATTTCACGACCCGCAGCGGCAACGTGGTGCGCGCGGGAATCGAGTTCGATGCCATCGGCCGCCGGATTGCCTACTGGATGTGGCAGAGCCATCCCGGCGATCCGGCAGCGCCCCGGCGCGGCTACAACCAGCTCAACCGCATCCCGGCGGACCAGGTGCTGCACATCTTCGAACCGCTGGAGGGTGGCCAGCTGCGCGGTGTGCCGCGCTTGTCGCCGGTTCTCCTGCGGCTGAAGTCGCTGGACAACTACGACGACGCGGTGCTGTTCAGGCAGGAAGTTTCCAACCTGTTCGCCGGGTTCATCACCAGGCCTCGACAGGACGGGGCGCCGATCTTCGATCCGTCGACCGGGCTGGCACCTGCGCAGGATCGCGACGGGACGCCGATGGTCGGCCTGGAGCCGGGGACCATGCAGGAACTGTTGGAAGGGGAGGAGGTGGTTTTCTCCGACCCGCCGGACGCCGGTAACACCTACGTCGACTTCATGCGACAGCAACTGATGGCAGCGGCGGTCGGTGTCGACCTGCCGTATGAGCTACTCACCGGCGACATGGGCGATATCAGCGACCGCACCTTGCGGGTGCTGCTCAACGAGTTTCGGCGCCGGATCGAACAGGTTCAGTTCAGCGTGTACGTCTACCAGCTCTGCCGCCCGGTGCGCGCGTGGTGGCTGGATACCGCGTACCTCAGCGGAGCAGTCAACCTGCCGGACTATCCGGCGCGGCGACGTGAGTTCCTGCGCACGCGTTGGATCCCGCAGGGCTGGGCCTACATCCATCCGGTGCAGGACGTCCAGGGCAAGCTGCTGGAGATCGGCGGAGGCCTCGCCAGCCGGAGCGAGCATGCGCTACGCACCGGATACGACGCCGAGGTGATCGACCGGGAGAACGCCCAGGACAACGCCCGGGCCGACAGCCTGAACCTGCACTACACCACCGACACCGGGCAACCGGTGAGAGACCAAGGGGACACCCATGAAGAAACGCAATGAACAGCCCCTGGCGCTGGCCGCCCTGTGGGCGCTGCTGGGCGTAGGCACGCTCGCCGATCCGCGCATCCAGAACAAGGCGCAGGGCGCGCCGGATCTGCAGGCCGAGCACTGGTACAGCGTCAAGGCGCTGAGCGCTGAGGGTACCGGCTCGGCCGCCTCCATCGAGATCTACATCTACGGCGAAATCGGCTTTTGGGGCATCACCTCCGCGGATTTCATCCGCGACCTGAAAGCAGTCGACGACGGCACCTCTCCGGTACTGGTCCACTTTGACACCATCGGCGGTGACCTCTTCGACGGCATCGCCATCCACAACGCGCTCCGGGCCCTGGGCGAGCGCTGCACCGCCCGGATCGACGGGGCCTGCTTCAGCGCGGGCAGTGTCGCGGCCTGCGGCGCGCACCGGGTCGAAATGGCCGACAACGCGCTGTTCATGATCCACAACCCCTGGACCTTCGCGGCAGGCGACAGCGAAGACCTGCGCAAGGTCGCCGACATGATGGACCAGGCGTTCGAGGGCATCGTGGCGAGCTACCAGCATCGGCCGCTGAATGTCGACGACGCCGAACTGCGCCGGATGATCGACGACGAAACCTGGCTCACCGCACCCGAGGCGAAGGACAAGGGGTTCGTGGACGAGGTGCTCGGCGCGGCCGAGCCGGTCGGCATGAATGCACGCCTGGGCAAGGTGCTGAATCGCTATCGCAACACGCCCGACGCGGCGCGCCGGCTGCTGGCCAGCCAGGAGCCGGCGGGTGACCCCGCCCCGACGTCGGCCGAACTGGCTGCGGAGCTGACGGCGGACTGCGCCCAGGCCGGTCTGGCCGACTGCGCGGCGTACCTGATCAAGGCCTCGGGCCTGAAAGATCGCGAGACGGTGCGAGCGGCCTTGGACAGGGCGAAGGCCGTCCGGTCGGTGTGCCTCGTCGCGAAAATGCCCGATGAGGCCAAGGCGCTCATCGAGGAGGGCCTGGATGCCGACGGCGCCCGTCTGCGGCTGTACGACAAGGTCGTAGCGCGCAGCACCCAGGTGGAGATCGACAACCGCGTGCCGACGGACGATCAGCCGCAGAACACGGCTTACCAACCCCCGGCGCCGAGCGACGTGTACGCGAAGCGCCGGCTCAATGCCTCGAAAGGAGGAAAGCAAGCATGACCATCAAGACCGAAGGCGTTCACGCCGGAGAGTTCCTCCTGTCGGAGGCCAACGGCTCGCGCAGCCGCGAAAACATCGTCATCACCGCCGGCTCCGGCCGGCTGGTGGCGGGTACCTTGATCGCCCCCATCACCGCCGCCAATGCGCTGACCGCGACCGCGGCGGCAGGGAACACCGGCGACGGCACGGTCGGTGCCACCGTGGTGACCAGCGCCGCCATCAGCGGCACCTACGTGCTGGAAATCACCGAGGCCGGAGCCAATGGCGGCAAGTTCGAGGTGGTCGACCCGCAGGGACGCCAGGTGGGCACTGGTCAAGTCGGCCAGGCGTTCACCGGCGGCGGAATCGGCTTCACCCTTTCCGACGGGGCCACCGACTTCGTGGTGGGTGATCGCTTCAACCTGCAGGTGCTGGCAGGGCTCGGCGAGTGGACGCCCTACGACGACGACGGTGCCGATGACGGCCGTCGCGCGGCCGGCGGCATTCTGTTCGGTCCAGTGGATGCCACGGATGCCGACGTCAAGGCGGTGGCCGTGGTCCGTGATGCCGAAGTGATCGCCAGCCTGCTGACCGGCCTGGATGCCGCCGGTGAGGCCGACCTCAAGGCGCTGGGCCTCATCCTTCGCACCTGATCCTCCTCCGTCCCTCAACCACCTCAAGCCCCGCCTGCGCGGGGTTTTTTATTTCTGGAGTATTCACATGGCTGAAATCAGCATTTTCGAAGATGAGGCGTTCTCGGTGGAGGCGCTGCTGGCGGTGATCAACACCGATCACCCGGTGCCGGGGCAACTCGCCGCGCTGGGCCTGTTCGAGGAGCAGGGTGTGTCCTCGCTGGTGGTGCAGATCGAAAAGGACGGCACCACGCTGCAACTGGTGGAGGCGAAAGCCCGCGGCGGCGTAGGCCAGGTCGTGACCGGTGACAAGCGTCAATTGGTCCCTTTCAACACCATTCACCTGCCGCAGACGTTCCAAATCCTCGCCGATGAGATCCAGGGCATCCGTGCGGTGGGTAGCCGGACCGAGCTGCAGTCGGCCGAGGCGGTCGTGGCCAAGCGCCTGGAAAAAGCGCGCCGCCAGTTGGACCTGACCCACGAGTATCAGCGCATCGGCGCCATCAAGGGCAAGATTCTCGATGCCGACGGTTCGACGGTACTGCTGGATATCTACCAGGCCTTCGGACTGAGGAAGCCCAAGCCGCGATCGCTCGAGCTGGGTAACCCCGAGGGTGATCTGAGCGGCATTCTGGCCGACCTGCTGGACGAGCAGGACGACGCGCTGGGCAACGTCACCAGCACCGGTTCGCGAGCGTTCTGTGGCAAGAACTTCTGGGCCAAGCTCATCGATCACCCCAAAGTGCGCGGCACTTACCTGAACACCCTGCAGGCGGCGCAACTGCGGGGTGACCGTCGCCAGTCGTTCGAGTTCGGCGGCGTGGTCTGGGATCGCTATCGCGGCAAGCATGACGGGGAGCCGTTCGTGGACGATGGCAGTGCCCAACTGGTCCCGGAGGGGGTTCCGGACCTCTTCATCAGCGCCTTTGCGCCGGCGGACTACATGGAGGTCGTCAACACCGAAGGCCTGCCGTACTACGCCAAGCTTGAGCGTCTGCCCTTCGACAAAGGCGTGGCTGGGGAAGCGCAATCGAACCCGCTGCACCTGTGCACCCGCCCGTTGGCGGTGCGCGAACTGACCCTCTGACCGTGGCGGGTTTCTCTGAACTGGTCGCCGACATGGACGAGATCATCGCCGACGTCCTCGGCGATGGTGAATTTGGCTACATAGACCGCACCGGTCGGCAGGTCGGCAATGCTGCGGTGATCGTTGAGGAAGGTGTTGAGCGCATGGAGGCCGGCGCCCTGGATCGCTACCGGACCATTGCGTGCCGCAAGACCGAGTTGCAGCCCCTTGATCGCAAGGGGGCGTTCCTCGATTCCGATGGCCAGGTCTGGCGCATCGACGGCATCCACGCCGACGACGGCGACTGGATCACTTTCTACGTGGTGCCCGAATGAGCGACGTGATCGATGTACAGACCGCGGTCATCGGCCAACTGCTGGACCTGCTGGCCGCGGTACCGGCGTTCGGCGACGCCGTCCGTGAGGACTGGGTGGCCGGGGTGCTCGACGCCGAGGACAGCGACGAGCCCGAACGGCTGATCATCCTGCAGGAAGGGGACACCGTGGAACGTGACCGGTCGCCGGGCAGTGTCGTGGAGGAGTGGACCGTGAACATCGTCCCGATGGCGCGCGGCAGGGACGCCGCCCAGGCGTTGCGCGAGGCGCGCCTGGCGATCAAGCGGGTGCTCAAGGGCCACAAGGCCGGGCTGACGGTGCCCGGCCTGGTCCGTGTCGATTTTCCGGCATCCGCTGTGCGCCTGCCCGAGCCCGGCCGGCGCTGGGCCTATCGAGCCATCCCTCTGCAGGTCAGCTACTCGCAGCAGTTGTAACCCATCCACCAGGCCGCCTCCGGGCGGCCTCTACATTTCCGGAGGGCTCCATGCCCGAGATCATCGTTACCAGGCCGTTCAACTACCGCGAGGGGCTCGACGCGACCCACTACCCGGCGTCGAAGGGCGCCATCAGCGTTACCGCCGCCGTAGCTGCCCATGCCCTGGGCAAGGGCTACGCCACCGAGGCCAAGGCCAAGGCGCCGATTCCGGCAGCCACCGCCGAGCCGACCGGCGGCGACCAGAAGTAACCCACCCGAACCCATCAGGAGAGCCCCATGCTCCAGACCATCGACCGCTCGTTCATCGGCGAGGGCATCATCCATGCCCGCCTGTACGGATCGCAGGAACCGTTCCTGCCGCTCGGCAACTGCGACACCTTCAACATCAGCTTCGCCACCGACCGCAAGACGCTGCCCAACTACATGGGAGGCGGCGGCAACAGCAACGTCCGCGAGCGCGTCACCGACGTGACGTCCTCCATCGGAATGTTCGACCTGACCGCCGAGAATGTCGCCCTGGTGACGCGCTCCACCATCCAGGTGGCGCCTACCGCCGCGATCACCGACGAGGCGCATACCTCTCAGGGGGTTGCGCTGGAGTTGATCCCGTTCAAGTACCTGCCGGACCTGACCAAGCCCGTGACGGTGAAGACCGCGGGGGACGTCGAGGTGGCCCCGGGCACCGACTACCTGCTGGTACCCCACGGCATCCAGGTGCTGAGCGGCGGCAAGATCGATGCAACCGGCATCAAGGTCAGCTACACGCCGCGCCCGAGCCGGGCGGTGCATATGCTCAACGGCTCGCAGAAGGAGCTGGAGCTGTTCATCGCTGGCCTGAACGACGCGCAGTCGGGCGAGCCGTTCGCGCTGCGTCCTCGCCGCGTCAAGTTCGGCCTCCTGCAGGAACTGGCGGTGCTGGGCCAGGAGTACGCCAAGCTCACCGGCCCGGCGGAACTGCTCGCAGATTCGCGCGTGACCGCGACCGACATTTCCAAGTTCTGCCAAATGGACTTGGCCGCATAAACAGGGTAATAAAAACTCTATTTTGAATTGAAATAAATATTCTAGTTGATATTGCGATAATGGATATATGCGGGTTGCTAGTTATTTAGTGTTAAACCTGCTAACTTTGGTAGGTATATATCCTTTATAACTTGCTAAATTTAATTGCGCGAGCCTGGAAAAGGTTAGGCGGACTCGCCTGTCGAATACATAACCTATAGATATTCGCTATGCAAGGAGCATCGAAGATGGGTACTTATTTGTTCCAATACGCACAAGATAAGGACTATGTGCTTGGAGTTACCGATGAAAATTCCAACGCCAAGGTGGTATTGCGAAAAGCGAAGGGAACGCCCTATCGTTACATCCTCTGGGATGTCGATCAGGACTCGGGGGTTATAACCCTGAACTCTAGCGGCGGTCAGCTTGCGATTGACCCGCAGGGTGAGAATCTCTCTTCACAAACCCTGCTAACGCTGGCTGTTGTGAAAACTGGTGCTCAGAGTCAGCGCTTCGATATGGTCACGAAACCGCTCTATATTTTGAGCGTCCCGGAACCGGGACTTTGCATTGACAACCAGGATCGTGTAGTCAAGGACGGAAATCCTATCTGGCTCTACGAGTTCAACGGTTCGCAGGCTCAGCAATGGATACCGCAGCGACTCTCGTTCGCGAAGGCTGATTTCTAATAGATTAAGCCTTTATAGAGCCTCCAGTATTTCCGTGCTGGAGGTTCTTTTAAATGGCTTGTAAGTAAGGTTGTGGTTTCTCTGCTGGGCCGAAGGTGTGTCACTCAGAGGTCTCTTAGTGGGGTGTGGTTTTTTGTGGTTCAAGAGAGTTAGCTAGTAATAACCAGTTCTGATCTTAACCCGCCATATGGCGGGTTTTTTATTGTCCGGAGATTCTTATGGCGAGCCCAATGCAGCGCCTGATCCAGTTCGTTCTTCGCGGCCGGGACGAACTGTCGCCCGCAGCCCAGCAGTCGACCGAGGCGCTGGAAGGGCTGCGCACTACCGCAGCGAACCTGAACCGGCAGTTGGACGATGCGAAGGGGGCCCGCGGCCTGGTGACCGCGCTCGGAACTACCGAACGCGCCATCGCACAGACGCAGACGTCGGTGCAGCGGGTGGACCGTACCATTGCGGACCTGCGCGAGGCGTTGGACCGCAACCCCGGGAGCCGGGGCCTGGCCGTGTCCCTGCAGATCGCGGAGCGGGACGCAGCGGGTCTGCGTCGGACCCTTGACCAACTGACCGCTCGGCACGCCGAGCAGCAACGTGCGGCGCGGGCGGCGGGCGTGGATACCGGGCAGCTTGCCAACGAGGAGCGGCGGCTGGCGTCGGTGGTCGACAACACCCGCGAGAGCATCGCGCAGAACAGCCGCGAGATCCGCGAGCTGGAACGTGCGCAGATGCGAGCGGCGCGGGAGGCTGCTGGCCACACCTCGCGCGTGACGGCGCTGCGCGAGGCCATGTCGTCCGGTGTTCGCCAGGCAGCCGCTTACGCCGCAGCCTTCGTCGGCATCCAGGCGGCGCTGAACCTGGTGCGCAGTGGAATCGGCCTGGTGCGTGATGGCATCGTCTCGATGCTGACCACCGGCGACCAGTTCGAGAACCTGCAGAACCGGCTTACGTCGCTGATGGGCTCGGTTGCCGGGGGGGAGCGGGCAACCGCCTGGATCAAGACCTTCGCCAAGGACACGCCGCTTCAGTTGGGCGACGTCACCGACGCCTTCGCGCTGCTGAAGGCCTACGGCCTGGACCCGATGGACGGGTCGCTGAAAGCGATCGAGGACCAGTCGGAGAAGCTGGGCGGCGGCATGGAGCGCCTGGAGGGCATCACGACGGCCGTCGGCCAGGCCTGGGCGAAGCAGAAGCTGCAGACCGAGGAGATCCTGCAACTGGTCGAGCGTGGCGTGCCGGTGTGGGACATGCTGGCCAAGGTCACCGGCAAGAATGCCGCGCAGCTGCAGGATCTGGCGAGCAAGGGCAAGCTTGGCCGGGACGTCATCAAGGCGCTGGTCGACGAAATGGGGCGCAGCTCCGAAGGGGCCGCTGCGAAGGCCATGAGCACCCTGACCGGTCTGGTCAGCAACCTCGGCGACACTGCGGCCGACTTTCTCAACCGCATTGCCAACGCCGGCGCGCTGGACCACGTCAAGAACAAGCTGAAGGAACTGGGCGACACCATCGCGCAGATGGACCAGGACGGGCGCCTCGACTCGCTGGCCAAGGGGCTGTCGGATGCCTTCGTCCAGGGCTCGGAATGGATCGAGCGCTTCATCAAGCGCCTGGCCGACGTCGATTTCGGCACCCTGATCGACAAGACCTCGGCCTGGCTTAGCAGCTTCAGCACCCAGCTGGACGACATGGCCTCGCGGGTGCAACTGTTCATCGCGCCGTTCCGGACGTTGTTCAACGGTGTCACCTCGGGCATCAGCGCTATCGCCCTGGCCTGGACCGGCACCCTGTCGCTGATGGTCGCCGGCATCGAGAAGGTGGCGGAGAAGATCCCGGCGGCGCTGGGTGGGGAGCGCATCCGCAGTTCCGTCGCCGGCGTCCACGACCTGCTCAGCAGCATGAGCGAGGGTTTTCGCCAGCAGATCCAGCAGGACGCGCAGGATATCGCGGATGCCTGGGACACCAGCACCACGGCCACCGCCTCCGCCGCACAGCAGCAGAGCCAGGCGATCACCGACACCTTCACCGACCTGAAGGCGGATGCGAAGAACGCGGCCGCCGAGTCGGTGCAGGCGGTGACCAGCCTGCAGAATGCCCTGGACCAGATCAGCGCGGCCAAGACCACCGAGCAACTGACCGCCCTGCAGGGGGAGATGCTCAAGGCCTACCAGGCCGGCACGCTGAGCCAGCAGGAGTATGCGAACGGCGCCGGTGTCCTCAACGCGAAGCTGACCGAACTGAAGTCGACCGCCAGCGGCGCCGCCCTGGGGGTGTCTGACCTCAGTACCGGCCTGGAGAACCTGAAGCAGGTCCAGGACGCGATCAGCAGCGCGAAGACCACGGTCGATATCCAGAACATCCGGACGGCGCTGAGCCGGCTGTACAACGACGGCACGATCAGCGCGCGGGAGTTCAACCAGGAACAGACCAAGCTGTCCGCCAAGGTCAAGGAACTGAAGGCGGCCGGCGAGGAGGGCGCCAAGGGTATGCAGGCGGTCGCGGAATCCTCGGACAAGGCGGCCAAATCGCTCTCGGACCAGCGCAAGGCCATTGGCGAATCGATGGAGGCGACCCGCAAGGGAGTAGCGTCGACGAAGGACGACATGGGCGCCTTCGAAGGGTTCTTCGGTGGGGTGTTGAGCACCGCGCGGCAGGGCGTTGCGCAGTTGAGCCAGGAAGCGCTGAACGCCTTCGATGCGATGCGTGGGATCTCCACTGTCGATCTCAGCATCGACACCAGCAGCTTGGACGCCACTTCGCGCTCCCTGGCCAAGGTCAGTGAGCAACTGGCCCGGATCAAGGCCGAGTCGGGCGTGGGCATGAGCGGTTTCGGACGCTGGGCGATGGATACCCAGCGGGCCAGCCTGGAGATCCAGGCTGCGTACCTGGAGCAGAAGCGCAGCCTGCAGAGCCTGATGGACGACTACGAGCGCGGGACCATGAAGCTGGGCGACTTCGTGTCGGCGGCCAAGGGCGCTCGAAATGGCCTCAGCCTGCTGAACGATTCGGACATGCGGCAACTGGAGAGCGCAATCGAGGCGGCCAATCAGAAGATCCAGCAGCTCAAGGAAGGCTCTAAGTCGACGCTGGTCAGCCTGCGCGAGGAACTGGCGGGGCTGCGCGGCGAGCAGGAGGCCGTGGATCGCAGCCGGTTCAACAGCCGCAAGGCTGAGTTGCAGCAGCAACTGGCCGAGGCCCAGGGTAGCGGCGACATGAACGCGGTGCAGAACCTGATGACGGCGCTGGCGACCCTGCAGCAGATCCAGGCCGAGACGGATGCCAAGCGGCAGAGAGAGGAGCAGCAGAAGCGGGTGGACGAGCAGAACGCCGCCAAGGCCGCGGCGGCGCCACCTGCCTCGCCGCCGGCGTCGAGTCCTCCGCCCCGGGTCGTTCGTTTCGAGACGCCGCGGGGAGCCGTTGACGTGGCGGTGGCCAGCGAACAGGACGAAACCAACCTGCTCGGCGTGCTCGAGCAGGCCAGCATGAGGACCGGCCGATGAGGCTCGATGCGGTGGAACTGGGCGACCAGTTCGAATGGGTGGACGAGTTCACCTGGGATGCGGTGGCACAAGAGCAGGAACGCTCCCTGACCGGCGCGCTGCTGGTGCAGGAAGGCACCAAGCTGCATGGACGCCCGATCACACTGCGCTCCGGGGGAGGGGTATGGACGCCGCTGTGGGTCGTGCGGCAGTTGGAGGTGCTGCGCGACCAGCGCCTGCGGGTCATGCCGCTGGTGCTGCCAGACGGCCGCGAGTTCTCGGTGATCTTCAACCGCGCCGACGGGGCGCCGTTGGAAGCCGAACCGCTGTTCCGCGAGGTCAACCCCGGTCCGGACGCTGATTACTTAGTAACCATACGGCTGCTGACTATAAGTACATGATTATTTGTCTCAAGTTGTGCTCTATGTCTGGTTTGGCCCTACTGAGAAGTAGGGTCCGTGTTTTGTTTGGTTAAGGAACTGTCGGGAAGATAGTCTATAAGGCAGTCGTCAGAGGCGCAAAATATTCTCTCTGGCACATCGTCGTCTTCGGAGTTTGCTTCTCTTTCAAGTATATCTTTAATTTTTTCTTCTCTTATTTTTTTAAGTTCCTGGCTGGTATTGTATTTTTTTTCAAATTTATTTCGGCTTCTTTCCATAAGTTTGGATTGAAGGGGGGGTATCGTCATCTTTATTTCTTCTCCTATTCTCAAATTTCTCAACATTGCTGCCATCTTTTTTATTTCTTCCATGTTTGGTGGGGTGCTGCCTTTGCATTTCTTATTGGTTTGCTCATCAGTAACTGAGTCTGCCCAATGGTCGTCTAAGAAAACCGTTTGAGCGTTTATGGGCCAGGCATCAATGGCTAGAACAAAGTCAATTTCTTCGATGGCATCTTCCACTTTTCGCTTGACTTTTTCTTTTCCTTCGGAGTCGTAGCTGCCTCCACCTTTCCATAGAACAACAAATGCATGCTTATCGATTTCGTATGCCGAGTCATATTTGTAAGTTGCTCCACTATCTACTACTGAGATACTCCACTCTTCTGTGAAGTATTCTCTACATAAAACATACACAAGTGCAGAAAGCTCTTGGCAGTTTCCACCTCCGACTTCTTTTGCTGCGATGGCTATCGCTCTTTGTGGCATGTGGTTGGGGTCGAATTCTTTGTTTGTTTTTTCCTCTAATTTTTCGGCTAGCGCTCTTGATTCTTCGGTTAAGTAAACTGCTGGTGTGCGTGTGTAGACACCTGGATAGACTTCTAGTTTTTCGTTTCTTTTGTTTATTTTTTGATTTCCTGAACCGTATTTCAATGCCTGTTTTGCAGTGTGGATTATCATGTCTCCTAAGTTTATAGCCTCTATCGCTTTGGTTTCCGTGAAGATTGTCTTGGTCATTTGCTGTTCCTTTTCTCTGATCGGAATGGACTGCAGGTTTTTAAAGTAGCACTGAATCGAATGTTTAACTGTTGGAGTGTCCAATGATGATCACCGTCGATGATGTAAAGCTGCTGAAATCCCAGCGCCTCACCGATGAGGACGACGGCGGCGGCCGTGCCACCGGGCAAGCCGTGGTGGATCGCGAGATCAACAACCTGTTTCCCGATATCTCGCGCCTGGACCGGACCATTGGTCGGATCAACCTGCGCAAGGCCTTCGCCGGTATCAGCTCGAACAGCGCCGAGCCGTACCTGGGCGCTCATGCCATCGTCACGCGGGCGCCGGCCGATCCGCGTGTCTCAGTGCTGCTGTTCAATACCGGGAGCCAGACCGACGAGCGCCGCGACGCGCGCAACGCCATCGAGTCCTTCGTGGTGCCGGCCGTGTCCGCCTCGTTCGAACTGCTGGGCAACCAGTTGCAGGGCCAGCGCGCCATCGCTTGCGTGCAGCGCGAAGAACAGCGGCTGCCCGAGATCGGCGAGGTCTATCAGTTGGTGTTCGAGTCGCGCTCGCAGTATGTCCGCATCACCGACGTCGAGGCGCGGCTGGAACAGTTTGCCCACGACTACGGCAACGGCAACTTCGTGAACTTCACCCGGCGCCGGCTGGACCTGTCGATCAGCGCGCCACTGGGCGCGACCTTCCCCGGCGGCCAGGTGACTCCAGGCGGTACCACCAGCCCGAAAAGCCAGGTGCTCAGCACCCAGGTCGCCGATGCCGCGCGGTATTACGGCATCAGCCCCCTGGCCGAGGCTGTCAGCCGCGGCGCGCTGAGCCTGCGGGTCAAGTCGGTCTATTCCCAGCTGGTGCCCAGCACCACCCGGGAAAACGCGCTGGTCGACCAACTGGCCGGCTACCAGCGGCGCCTGTTCGCTGCGGCCGGGCCGGCGCGGACGGTCAACCTGAATGTCGCGAACATAGGCAGCGGCAGGTCGCGGACGTTCCTCGGCACCGGCTGCGCGCCGGGTTCGCTGTCGCTGAGCGCCGGCGGCGGTGTGTTCGCCGACGACCGCAAGGGAGGCCTGCGCTACATCAGCGGTTCGAACTGGATTGCCAGCGGTACCGTCGACTACGAGAGCGGCGCAATCGAGATGGCGGCCTCCGGCAGCGGCTGGAACGGGACAGCGAGCGCCACCTACCAGCCTGCCGCGGCGGCGACGGGCGAAGCGGTGACCGGGGAGATCCCTATCGAACTGGGCAACCGCGGCTTCGTCTACACCCTGTCGCTGTCCGAAGCGCCGCCCCAGCCGGGCACCCTGGTGGTCTCGTTCCTCGCCCTGGGCAAATGGCAGGAGATCCGCGACCAGGGCAACGGCGAATTGGCCGGGGAAGGCACCGGCACGGTGGACTTCGCGACCGGCTCGGTATCCATCACCCTGAGCGCGCTGCCGGACGTGGGGAGTTCGCTGATCTACGCCTACGTCGGGCAGAACGATGCGGCGCTGACCCAGCGCACCGGCACCAGCGTGCAGGCGCGCGCGCGGATCAACCGGACGTTGCCGCACCAGGGGCTGTTGCCCGGCTCCTACAAGGCGACGTTCAAGGTCGGCGGGGTAGAGCGCACCGTGCTCGATAGCGGCAACGGCTCGCTCAGCGGTACCGGTGGCAGCGGCCAGATCAACTATGCCGACGGCAAGGTCAGCATGGAATTGAGCGCCACCCCGGATGCCGGGAGTGGGATCGTGCATACCTACCAGCAGGGCAGCGTGACCGACAGCCCGCTGGCGGTGACCTCCGACAGCACCGGCATGTGCATCGGCACTCTCCCCGGGGCGCCGCTCAAGGCGGGCAGCGTGCGCCTATCGTGGATCACCAAGCGTCGCCAGGCGGCACCGACCCTCGGTGCTGACATGGGCACCGGGGCGCTGCCGATCTTCGAATCGGAGATCACCGTGGACAACTCGGTGACCGACGACGCCGCCGGCGGCTGGGCCGGGCGCGCCGGGGCGATCAACTACGAGACCGGCGAATTCAGCCTGAAGGTGGCCGGCAACTACGTGTTCAAGGAGTACACCTACTACACCGACACGGTCGACAACTTCGGTATGAAGAAGCTGCGCCTGGTGGCCACCGATACCACCTTGCTGGAGGGCTTCGGCGGCACGCTGAACGTGCGTGCGCAGAGCCGCGGCGTCGAGTACGGCGAGCAGACCGATTCGCAGACCGTCGCGCCGGTGACCCTGGACCTTTTGCCCGGCGTTGCCGAGCCGATCCTGCCGGGCTCGCTGGTGTTCACCTGGGCCGGCGAGGTCTACGTCGATCGCTCCGGTGTGCTCTACAAGAACATCAACAGCAGCACCAACGCCGGCATCGCCGTCGGCTCGGTGGACTACGCCGGCCGTACCGCGACGCTGAATACCTATGGCTCGGGGGCGGCGCCGACGGTCACGCTGCTGGCCTGTCTGACCACCAACGCCGGCTTCAGCGTCACCAGCATGACCTTCCGCACGCCGGGGGCGCCGCTGCGTTCTGCGAGCCTGCAGGTGACGGCGGTTCGCCTGGATACCGCGCAGATCGTGACCACCACGGCGGACGCGAACGGCAAGTTCAACGGCGCGGTGATCAAGGGCAGCGTCGATATCGTGACCGGCATCGTCCGGCTGCGCTTCACCAGCAACCTGGAGGACACCACCGGGGCCAGCGATATCCCGGTGATTCCGCTGCTGCTGCGCTACAACGCGGTGGTCTTCACCTCGCTGCCGCTGGACGCCACCCTGCTGGGCCTGGACCCGGTGCGACTGCCGGCGGACGGGCGGGTGCCAGTGTTCCGCGAGGGTGATGTGATGGTGGTTGCCCATACCGCCGAGACCACGGTGCCGAGTCCTCAAGCCGGGGGCGTGCTGCAGCTCGGCCGCGACCAGCAGGCCGAGATCAAGGTGGTGGACGCCAACGCTGTGGAACTGGCCTCGGCGGGCTACAGCGTCGACCTGGAACGCGGCCGGGTGATCTGGGCCAACCCGCTGCTCCTGCAGGATGCCGAGGGCAACCCGCTGTCCCTGCCGCTGGTGGTGCGCGACCGGGTCGAGCACATGACCCTCTGCACCGAGGTTCAGGTGAACGGCGAGTTGGGAATCTCCTCGCCGCTGCCCTGGGATCTGCCGGCGGGCGAAACGCTGGCGTCCAGTGCGCTGAGCTGGGGCGACCTGCAGGCGCGGCTGCACCACTGGTTCACCCAGCGGACCTGGGATATCGGCTCGCCGAACTGGACCGACGAGCCGAAGGGCGACGGGACCACCGCCAACTACAACAGCCTCGCCTATCCGCCGCTGATCGCCAACCGCGGTGCGATCGATGCGAAGTGGGCGCTGGTGTTCAACTCCTCGACCAGTTTCAGCGTGGTGGAGGAGAAGCTGGGGGTCATCGCCAACGGCACTACCACCACCGACACGGCGCCGATCAATCCGGAGACGAACACGCCGTACTTCACCATCCGCAAGGAAGGCTGGGGCAGTGGCTGGGCGGCCGGCAACGCGGTGCGCTTCAACACCGACTCGTGCCTGGGGCCGATGTGGATCGTGCGGACGGTGCTGAGTGGCAAGGGCACCGTCGAGGACGATGAATTCCACCTGCAGATCAGAGGAGACGCGGACTGATGACCGCTCGACAGTATAGCTATCGGGACGCCGGCGCACCGCCGGCGCTCTTCCCGTCGGCGGTGACGCCGTTCCAGAAGTTCAAGAGCTACCTGCGCGCGGCGCTGGTCGATGGCTACGGCAACAAGCCACCGGCAGGGTGGACCGTGGTAAGCGAGTTCGACACCGCCATCACCCTGGCCCCGGCGTCCAACTGCGCGCAGGTGACGTTCTACAGGCACTTAACCGGTAGCGGCAGCGTCAACGACTACATCGCAGTCTATGTGCATGAGGGCATGCTGGATATCAGCACTCCGCTCCCAAAGGGCGTCAATACGCGGTCACGTACCTGGTCGGCGGACACCAATCCCACCAGCAATGACGCTCATGTCATCTACCTGGGGTACATGTACTGGAACCATGCGACGTACTGGCAGATCTGTGCGGACGCCGAGACGTTCATCTTCTGCGTCCTCCAATCCACCGGTTACGAAAACACGAGCGAGGCGTACCAGCTCGGCCTCTACGTCGGGCAGTACGAGAGCTTCAGCGGCGCCTCCGGCGTTCAGGGGTTTATTGCCGTCGGCGGTGCCCAGGGTTACCAGAACACAACGGGGTACAGCCGAAACTGGTCCTTCGGGAGTGGCTTCAGTTCGCTGCGTGACCAGCGCTCGGGAGAGATCATCCAGGGTGGCGGTCCCAGCGTGGGAGCGCTGATGGACCAGATGCAGTATCAGAGCACCTACTACGACCGGACAGAGGGAGAGAATCCACCCTATTGGCGGATGCAGCAGCCCTATGTGACGAATGGCGCGAACTACGTCGGCCGCCTGAAGGGTGTGTGTTTCGACCCGATCCTGGGCCATTACCGCCACGGACACCTGCTGGAGCGGCTGGGGTTATCCCTGGGCGCAACGGCGGTGGCGGAGGCAGTCCAGATGGATGGCAAGACCTACCATGTGCATATGGACCGCTGGGGGCTCTGGTTCCTGTCTGTGGATCCGGCGTGGTGGCCAGCATGAGCGCGCTGATGCTGCAGGTGGTGCCGCCGGTACAGGTCAGGCCGGATACCTGGCTGCAGTGGTTCGGCATTGGGCCGAAGACCCTTCGCCCGCCGGTGGCAGTCGCCTGGTCGGGGGCCGGGCAGGCGATCTACCAGAACCTCGCCGTGAAGGTCACCCGCGAAGGGGAGGAGACTCCGGCGCGCAAGATCGCCACGCTGTATCGCGGGGCGGTGGTCACCGCGACCGCGATGACGGCGACCTTTCAGGTCTACAAGGGCGAGACGGTGCAGCGCTTCGAGGCATCGGGCCTGCGCGGACAGTTCGTGATCCAGGTCACCGACGAAGGCGACCCGCGCCTGGGGATCATCCGCTGGCCGGTCCTCGATGCCGATACGCGCCTGCTGTCCTATGACCTGACCGAAGGCTCGGGCGGTCGAGATCCGACCGATCCGGCGAAGGTGCGGGCGGTTGTCACGGTCGACGGCGGTGCGGCTTCGCGCCAGGTGGTGGTCATCGAGCGCAAGCTCGATGGCGAATGGCGGGTGGCCGGAGTGGGGCAGACGGCCGAGTCCGGGCGCGCCGAGATCGCTCTGGAGGTGACGGCCGGCGGGACCACTTACGCGATGGGGCTGGATGACTGGGGCGCGGTGTTCGAGCCGCGTCTCGCCGTCAGCCTGGGCCAGCGCGTGCGTCCGACGATCTTCTCTGGCTGGCTCTACGAGGTGACCGAGGCCGGGGTACTGCCGGCGGCTGAGCCGGGTTGGTGGCCGATCGAGGGCGACAACCCCAGCCGCCAGGTCGGCACGGCCCGTCTGCAGGCGACGCGTTACTACCGCCCGCTCAGCCACGGGCCCTTTCCTGTCGAGGCTCTATGATCAATGCGAGTTTCGGTGCCCCCTGGCAGAGGGCGGCGCCGCTTTCCGTGCGCGCCGTCCCGCTGCGCTGGCAGCGCCTGGTGCTTGCCGATGCGCGTAGCGGCGGGCTGTGGGGCTCCGGCCGACCACTGGCACGGCGTTGCGCCAGTGGCTGGTCCGGTGTACCGGTGCGTGATGCGGGCTGGAGGAGTGGCTGGGAGCACGCCGAGCAGCGCAGCGCGGCAGCCGGCAGCGCTTGGGACAGCACCCGGGTGCTGGAAGTCGAGCGCGAGCTAGGCTGGGATCGGACGCTGCGTCCGCGTGATCGGCGCCTGTCGCTGATCTACAACCCGCGCCCGTCGCCCAAGGACGCCGGCCGTCCGCCCGGCTGGCGGCGCTCGGCCGAGTTCGACCGCTTCCGCGATGCGCTCTCGGAGAGGCGTGCCAGTCTCTACATCCCGACCGGCCTGCTCGATTTCAATTTCGGCCCGACCCGCTACACCCCAGCGAACACGCCCGACGTGTTTTTCGATTTCCGCTACGTGGCGCCGGTCCGTGGTATCCGGCCGGTGGACGCCGGGGCGCGCAGCAGCTACGGCAGTCCGGTCCGATTCGATGCGTTGCGGCGGATTCCCTGGGTATGGGGGCGGCCGACCGATCCGGTGCCGACGGGCATTGTCTACCCCGACTATCCGGGGCCGGTGGTACCGATAGATCCACCCGCCGAGCCCGAGATACTGGAGACCTACATGATAGGAAACACGGTCACCCTGGTGGTGCTGCCGAGTCGCACGCCGCTGGATGCGACCAGCATTCGCATCGGCCTGGATATCGACTCGTTCGCCTGGTCGTTCTCGGCTGACCTGTTCGGTCGCACCTCGCTGGACCTGGCGGCGCCGGATGCCAACGGGCCGAAGACGGTAGAACTGGAGATCAACGGTTGGACCTGGCGGTTTCTGGTCGAGCGTTACAGCGGCAGCGGCAAGCATCCGAGCGAGCGCTATACCATCAGCGGCGCGAGCCGCACCCAACTGCTGGACGCGCCCTATGCGCCGAAGCGCAGCGCGGTGAACACGGCGCCGCTGAACGCACGTCAGGTTGTCGACGACCAGTTGCAGTACACCGGCTTTTCAGTGTCCTGGGACGTCGAGAACATGGGGCCGCCGGACTGGACGTTGCCGGCCGGCGCCTTCAGCTACCAGGACCAGACGCCGATGCAGGTCATCGTCAAGCTGGCCGAGGTCGCCGGCGGCATCGTGCGGCCGGGCCTGATGGACGACTCGGTGACGATCCTGCCGCGGTATCGTGAGGCGACCTGGTACTGGGACACCGCGATTCCCGACCGGATCATCCCGGCCGCCATCGTCGCCGAGTGGGGCAGCGAGTGGAGTCCCCAGCCGGCATGGAATTTCGTCTACGTCAGCGGTACCAGCTACGGCGTCAGCGTGCAGGTGCGGCGCGCCGGTACCGCCGGCGAGGAGTCGGCGCCTGATGTTATGGATGACTGGATGACTGGCACCGAGGTGGCACGCTCGCGCGGGATCTGCGAGTTGTCGAAGGGAGGCAACCAGGCGATCGAGACGCGGCGTATCCCGCTGTTCCAGAAGGACGACGGGGTACCGGGCCTGGTGCAGCCGGGAATGCTGGTCGAGGTGAGAGACGAACAGGCGACGTGGCGCGGGCTCTGCCTGGCCACCGATATCTCGGCCGAGGGGGTAGGGGCTAGCCGCGTGTGGCAGACCCTGCGCATCGAGCGCCACTACCCGGGAGGCTCCTGATGGCGACGGTCAACCCCTGGCGTCGGTTCATCGGGCTCTTACCGGGCGGCGCGCGCACGGTGGGGGAGGTGATCGACGTCGACGAGGGCGCCGGCACCTGCCGCGTCCGCCTGCGAAACAACGTCGTGATCGCGGCCCGGGGCACGGCGGTGCCGGCCGGGCAGATGGCGTTCATCAACGATGGCCTGGTGACCGGGCCGGCGCCGCAGCTCCCCCAGTTCGATATCGAGGTTTGACTGAGCCGAGCCGACCAGCATGCCGTCCAGGCACTGCAGGCGGTCGGACCCGCGTTTCAAGGTGAGCGGATCGCGTGCGGAGATCCACCAGCCATCGCGCAAGAGCTGATCAACATGGGCGCGCAGCCCGGGCAACATCCGTTTATTCATCGTGGTTCGCCTCCTACCTGGCAGGCGAACGATAGCAAACCGGCCCCCCTTCACGCCTACCGATAGCAGAGCATTAACGTTACTGGAGAGAACCGATGCTGATTACCGAGCAGCAGCTGCTGCAGATATTTCCAAACGCCGGCCATCGCGCCGGCTTTTTTGTGCCCGCACTGAACGTAGCCATGGAGCGCTTCGGCATTATCGCGCCGGTGCGGGGCGCGGCGTTCCTCGCTCAGGTCGGCCACGAAAGCGGCCAGTTGACCCGGCTGGTGGAGAACCTCAACTACAGCGCCCAAGGCTTGGCGGCGACATGGCCGAGCCGCTATCGCGGCGCCGACGGCAAGCCGAACGCTCTGGCTCTAAACCTGGCGCGGCATCCGCAGGCTATCGCGAACAACACTTATGCCTCGCGCAATGGCAACGGAGACGAGGCGTCCGGCGACGGCTGGCGGTACCGCGGGCGCGGGCTGCTGCAGATCACCGGCCGGGCGAACTACCGCACTGCCGGCGCCGGGCTGGGCCAGCCGCTGGAGCAGGAACCCGAGCTGCTCGAGCAGCCGGAGTTCGCTGCGCTGTCGGCGGCCTGGTGGTGGTCGACCCACGGCCTCAACGAGTTGGCTGACCGGGGCGAGTTCGCTGCCATCACCCGTCGGATCAACGGCGGGCTCAACGGCCAGTCGGAGCGCCTGGAGTTGTGGGAGCGCGCCAAGGCGGTGCTGCCGTGATGCAGCTTGGATCTGTCGGCCTGGCGAGTTGGGTACGGATGGTGATCGCCGCATTGGCGCTGACCTTTGTTGTTGCTGCTACTTGGAGAGCGGCCGAGTTGCGATTCGGTGAGCAGATAGCAGCGCTGAAGCTGCAACACGAGCGGGAGCGCCTAGAAGCCAGTCAGGCGGTAGCGGCCGAGCTTCAGCGAAGAACCGAGCAGCGGCAGCGTCTGGAGGCTGATCTACAGGCGATTGATGAGGAACGTTTCGGAGAGTTACGACATGCGCAAGCTATCAATGATCAGCTTACTGCTGACTTGGCTGCTGCTCGGCAGCGGCTGCGGGTCCGTATCACCCGCGCCAGTTGTTCCGCTACCGGCATGCCAGCCGGAACCGTCGGCGCCGGCGTGGATGATGGAGCCGAGTACGCCGAACTTCACCCAGCGATTGCGGCAGATCTTGCCCGTCTTGCAGGCGATGCCGATCAGTGCGCAGTGAAGCTGTCGGCCCTTCAGGCGAGGGAGGCGATGCGGAAGGGGCGTCGAGGTGAGGAAGGGGAAAAAGAAGGCCGAGCGCATTGCCCGGCCTCCTCATTCACTAAATGATCTCGATCACTAAGCTGATGATGGCGCGCGCCAGCTCCAGCAGTGCGAGGATAATCTGCGATTTCATATGCAGCTCTCCATCAGGGTGAGCCTGACTTTGTGGAGAACGTGTGGTATCTTCAATTTTGTCAGGAATCGAAGGGGTAACACGTTCTCTGGTCCGACGAGGTCAGGGGGCCGCCGAACCCTTTCATTCAAAGAGCCCGAGGTTCCAGCCTCGGGCTCTTTCTATTTAACCTCCCCGCAGGTCCAATGTTTCAGGACGCACCTCGCTGAGCCAGTTATGTCCTGGTGCAGAGTTTTGGTGAGGTTGAATAAAGTCTAAGTTGATTTGCTCTCTTGGTGCAAGTTTTTTTCCAAAGTTGTAAGTGTGCTTATACATGTGCGGCGCTATGAGCCAGTGTTTGGGCGGTGGCGGCGTTTAAACACGGTCGCATCTAGCCTGGAGTTGGTCTGTGAGGCGTTCAGGGAGAATGCCTACGTTGGGGGGGAGGAGCCGGGGTTGTGAGCTGTAACCCCCGGTTGTAGAGGGTTCTGGGTTTTTGGGTGGTTTTTGATGGCGCGACTACGTTGATCTCCAATATTTCGGTCTGATCTTCTTTTCCGAATACGGATGGCCAATTAGGGTGGCCAACTTAGAATGCTTGCTTACTCTCCTAATTTCGGTAGTGAAGCGATTGTGCGTAGGTTGCTGCTAGTTTCATGGCCTAAGATGGGTAGCCAACTAGGGTAGGTCATTAAGTCTTCGTCTTCTTTTGGAGTGTACGTATTTAAACGTATATTCTCGTTCGAGCTTGCTTCCTTAATTTCGGTAGTAGAATTCGACAAGGCGCTTGCAGGCTTCGTAGCGAACCGAAATTCTGCTTCGATCCAGCAGACTATGTGGGCTCTCTGATCAGGTTTATGATCGGCCTTCGGTGTGCAAGCGTTTGCACACGTCAGGGGCGCTAGCCGCTAAGGCGTTAGACTATGAGCTTTCATAGACGGAAGAGGCACAAATGCTGATCGTTCGGCTTGAGCAGGGGTGGACCCTTAAGCTTGATAGGCAGGTAGGCAGTTCAGGGAAGCACGGCATTTGGTCGTTTCACTGTGCCGAAAGCACCTACACTCCGGCTCCGGCTGAGCTACTGCGCCATGCGGCCATTCTGCCGGCGGAACCCAAGGATGGACAAAAGGTAGAGGTGGCTATTTGCGACACGCGAATGCCGCAGGACGAATGGCGGCCTGTAGGGAACGGCGTTGCGACCTATGAGGCCGAGCGCTGAGGCTCGATCAACTGCGGTCCCTGGTTTCGGACGTTCCCAACTGCTGGGTCGACCGCGTACCACCGGAACGACTCGCTCGGCTCGCCCTGGTGGAGCACGATCTGCTCCGCGCGCTCCGGTGTTGTCGCCGGGTCAATCCACTCCCGGGCTAGCTCGGGCGGCAGCACCACCGGTCTCCGGTCGTGAATATCGACCAGACCGCCCTCGGCGTCCGCGGTAATGATCACGAACCCATGGTGATCTGCCGGTTCGTCATCGAGGCCAGGAAACTGGCCGATGGCCGCGCATAGGATCGGACTCCCGTCCCGGTGTTGGATGTGGAACGGTTGTTTCCGCGCCTCGCCTCCATCGATCCACTCGAACCAGCCCGAGATCGGCGTCAGCGCTCGGTGTTTCCAGGCCGCGCTGAAGAACCTGCCGTGGGCGACCTTTTCCGCCCGCGCGTTGATCGGCGCCGCGCGGTCCTTAGCCCAGAAAGGCCGCCAGCCCCATCGAATCGGCTGAGCTACAAGCGCATCACATTCGAGTCGTAGCGTCGTCACGGCCGTCGATGGCGCGACGTTGTAGCGCTGTGGCTGTTCTCCTACTAGGTTGGTTAGCAAGTTCGGTAGGTTCAGAACCGACACGAACTCATGCAGGCCGGAATATTGGCTGAGTCGTCCACACATCCAATTGCCCTCGCGTCAACTCCCTTCAGCATAGCCTCGGTTGCTACTACGCCCGTCCCGTGGCAGTCATCGCAGGTCTCCATCAAAGCAAAGTGGCTCCTACAGGTGCTGCATGGCCGCAGTTCGCATGCATCTAGCCGCTCCCGCCATAGTGCTGCGGCTGCGCTATCCCCGTCTTCTTCGGCCTGTTCGGCTAGATCTACCGCAAGGCGATATTCGTCAGGTTGGTCGAATGCCCGCCACTCTCTGCCGTGCCAGGTGCAACCGATCACCGTCAATGCGTAGGTTTGGCCGTTCGTACATGTCCAGCGTCGTCCCCTAATCTCTCCCCCATAAATGGTGTACTGGTGGAACACTGCTAGCTGTCCGCGCCTGTTGTATCGAATCAACCCGTCACTTAGCTCTGGTGCCGAAGACTTGAATGCGCCGCGGGCAATCTGGCCAACCTCGCGGCCGTTCAGCGCCACTTTGTACGTCCGATTGGGTTTGTACCATTGAGCGGCACGTTCCTCCTGAGCGTGCGAGAGTGCGCCGGTAACTAGGTCGTGCATATCGAGATAGTCAGACCGGCTGACATTGCCTGCCTGAAGGAGGTTGTCGGCAGCTCTGCGTAGCATTTCGCAGTGCCATTCAGGGGCGGTCAT